ACTGGCTTGACCTCCACAAGCGTTATGCATACCATCTATACACGCTTGATCAGGATCAATGTTACTCGGCGGGAAATTAGGGTTATTAGAGTTAAAAAAATCTTCTTGACAGGTGCCACAAGCCATACGTTCACCCAGACCAGTTGGAGCTGGGCAACAACTATCAATCATATGTTGACTGGCTTGACCTCCGCAAGCTGTATGTATATCATCAATACACGCTTGATCGGGATCAACATCCGGAGGTGGGAAATTCCAATTTTGAGGTTGTGTATTTTGCGTACTTCCTGGACAACGCAAGATACAGGGCTTATGAAGTTTAGCTGGATACAATTGATTAAGACCGGATGGCCGAGCTTTAAGCATGGTAGCAAAGTGTTTTTTTTTATTTTGAAGAAAACATTTTTTTAACAACAGTGGATAAATGGCGTAAAAAAGGTCGGGTAGCTCAATTGGTAGAGCATTTGTCTTATGAGCAGACGGTCGTGGGTTCAATCCCCATCCCGACCAAACGTGCAAGGTCCATTGGCCTAATTGGTTAGGGCGTCGCTCTGATAAGGCGAAGATTCCAGGTTCGAGCCCTGGATGGACTATGTTCTTATTTTTTCCATGTGTGAAAATTAAGATGACGTCTACCCTGTGCCAAAAGCGTCCATACAGTCGGTATATGCGTTACCCTTTAATTTTTGCCAAGTTACAAGAACTGTGCCCATCACCACAACGCATCTTATCATTTGGTTGTGCACAAGGAGAAGAAATCCTTAGTTTACAGGACGTGTACCCAAATGCCGAAGTTTACGGGTATGATTTGGTAAAGCGAACCCCGGAAGATGCCAAATTCCGGATCCTGGACAGTCCCGATGATTTTAAACATTATAATATCATCTGTGCCTTGAGTGTTCTGTATGGTCCCAGTGTAACATGGTCTACCTACGCGGAAATCGTAACCAAGCTGGACCAGCATTTAAAGTATAATGGCTTCTTGGTACTGTTTAATGCACAATATTGTTTTAATGAATTGCCTTGTGCCCATAAATACCTCAAGATCACATGTCCAAGTCGTGAACGTCCAGTCCCGATCTTCCGAAGCAATGGTCAACCAGCCATTTATCCATACATCTTGTTCAAGAAAATTCGCCACTCTTGAACGTGAGAAAAAATTTTGATTTGACCTAAATTTAGGGCGTGACCTAAAATCCAAGTTTTCGACAACTGACCAATGTCGCCGATTGTCGCCGGCGACATTTGGCGACATTTGGCGACACCATCTACACTGACCGGGTAATGACTGGTATACCTTGACAATACCAATCGGTGATCTAGGATTTTAGATCTTGGTGCCACCCTAAATTGCTGCCCTAAAATCGAACTTTTCGACAACTGACCAATGTCGCCGATTGTCGCCGGCGACATTTGGCGACATTTGGCGACACCATCTGCACTGACCAGGAAATGACCGGTATACCTTGAAAATACCAATCGGCGACCTACTTTGACACTATTCGACAATAGCTTTGTGAACTTTTTGCTTGTAACAAAAATAAATGTGGGACTTTTTTCTGGGATCTTACAATAATACTCTAAAGGGTGGAAACTTGACCGCGCGCCGAGCTGTAGGACTTGTTTGGTTCTTTGCGCCACTATTAATCTTTGTGTTTTCTTACCTTACCAGTAGTGATATGGGTGCGTGCGTCAAGTTTAGACCACCAGCAGGAACCTACTCAGTTGTATGGATCTTTTTAGTTTTAACCTTGATGGCCTCTTGGTTAGGAGTCAATCGTAGCGCCGCTAAACTAGATTGGATATTCTGTGTGATTATGTATTTTTTAATTATTGCTCTGAGTGTCCTGTGGTTGTTCATGTATAAGGAAAATAAGTTATACGGTGTCCCAGTATTCTTAGCTTTGTTGTTTGTACTCTTTATGACCTGGCAGATTGCTAGTACAACTAATAAATACTCGGGCGCGTTATTGTGGCCCTTAATTATTTGGGCAATATTTCAATTAGTTGTAAACTCTGCTGAAGTTATGTGTGATTAACAGGTGCCACAATAAAGGTTTGCCAGATGGAACGTGCTATGTGGGTCAAGTGGTGGTCAGAGGACTTTAAGTCCAAAGATCTTTCTCCGACGCAACGCCAGGCCATGAATCTCCAGTTTCAAAAGTTTATGGATGTGTTCTTCAAGTATCGTCAAGGTCACTTTAACCTGCTGCCGTTTCAGTTTGTTTATCAAAAATTAACTTATGCACTGGGACTGCCCTACACTGGTCCGTCTGCTTCTATCGTATTTCAACCGCAACTTTGGGACAAGATAGCCTCGGAATGTAATTGGGTCGATAGACTACCCTGTCAATGGTGTCAAAAATAAGTTGCCAAACCTCCAAGAGCCTGCATGTTATGCTGCGCCCGGCTTTGTTACGCATGTCGACATCATCCCCTGTGGACTAAGAGGGTTTGTTGGCGTTGTCAAAAGAAGCCCCGAGACGCGAAACATCTCTTCAGTGACGTGGATGCCGACAGCACTTCGTTAATTGTTGAGTATCTTTGAAAAAAAAAGACGTAATTAAAAAACATGAGTTCTTACATTTGTAATCATCTTAGAGTTCCCACAGATGCCGAGTTTAGAAAGGTCTGGGCAACCATGTCTCCCAGAGAACAAGATGTTGTATTGAGTCTGAATGCTGGTACATGCCAAGAGACTCGTGAATGTTTAAATAATGCAGGACCAGAATTTTTGACTTTATTTGGTGGTGAGGTTAATCGTGAATGTCTACAATGCTTGGCTCCGCTGATGGTTGGGATCGCCAGCAATTGGGATCGTAATCAATTTATTCAGGATGCTTTTGATGCTTGCGCTGCCAGCTCTAATCCGGAAGAAGGTAAAGTGTATGAGATTTTTGATAACTTAGCCACTTTAATAGAAGGTTTAATAGATGATCCGCCTAATTTAAACGGTTCGCATGTGCTTTGGGAAGAAAGATCTTCACCACCCACCTCACGACGTGAATTTCTCACAAGCTTTATATTCTTTTAAGAAGTTTCAATCAGGTCCAAGGCCAACAAGTCTTCAACGCAGTGTTCTTGCCCATATAAAGGTACAATGAAGCCATGTCCTTCAGCTCTTAGTACTGGCTTGATGTGGATTTGGTTGTTGTATAAGAAGGCTACCTTGGTCGGAGGCCACCAATAATGTAAAAAAGAAGATAAACTAATCATTTTTTTTTTTTATTTTGTCTTGAATTAAATTATAAAAAACCCCAATTTTAACCAATGGAGTTCAAAGAATGTGATTCTTTTTTTCGGCGTAATGTCCGCGCTTGTGTAGTGGAAGCTAAGCAAGTTATTGCCGACGAAATTGTTACCACACAAGTCACTAATACTAACCAAAGCTTGAATGGCTACGTGGGGCCTAGTCTTGGGACCATAGTGCCACCAGAGACTCCAAATACAGTAATTTTTCTTCCCGTGGCTGCAGGTCAAGAAAATACGTGGTTTGCAGTGTCGGATGCTAATGGAGCTACGGGAACACAAGATGTCCTGGTAGCTAGTTCTTCTCAAGGTACACCACTGACCCTAGGATCGGCTGGTGGTGGCGGTGTGGACTCGGTGACTCTAATTCCCGGCACCTATGATATTAGTTTGTCTCTATCTTTGGCCAATAGTCAAGACAACGTAAACTTTATTGTAGCTCTCGGTACCTTGAGTCCTGGGGCTAGTTTTAGCCTAGAAGGCACACCCTTCGAGGTTGCCCCGAGGTTGTATCACGTCAGCGCCGCGGCTATTACAGGGAGTAGTGCTGAGGCGCATAATGTGGCTGCCCGTGGCACGCTAACTGTCGGGTCAACCTTGAACAATGTGGGTTTGTTGATGCAAAGTAATAAGGATGGAAACGTGGTAGTCTTTAATATCAGTTTAACTTTTCGCAAGGTAGCTTAATTTACGTTGAAGATGATGACAAAACACCAGAGGCCAGGAGTCTGAGCAAAGTTCCAGCATCAAGATCCAGTTTGGGACCGCCATCATCTGTTTTTTTCGGATCCACTGGTGGACGCCTGCGTAACCATTGTACGGGCAGTTCGATCAAGGTTCCGAATAGTAGGCGTAGACCTAGGACTCCAGTTTCTCTAGTGACAAGGCGGATGACAAGGCCAGCTTTACCCAGGACCCTACTCATAGGCCCACACCACCCAATGTTTTCGTGTCGTTCACAGGCGACCTTCACCTTCTTTTCGTCGGACAAAGGACGCACCATCATCCCCACCGCGAGAGTTTCCGGGGTAGCCGAGCGGTGATCGACATGGCAAAGGGCATCTACAGGAAACGTCCAAGCATCATTGTCAAAAAAGATGTGAGCTTTGTCTCCCACAATCTTGGCGACTGTGCCAACCTTGTCAATACATTGGAACAAGGAGAGATCATAGGTATGTTCCGCGTCAAACTTTTTCATTTCTTGCGGATGGGCCAGGAGATCTACTTTGTCCAGGACACAGATGCGCTGGTCACGATAAGGAAAGTAGATGTTGTCTCTGGGTTGCCAAATCTTATCCAGCATTTTGTGTTCCGATCCAAAATCAATCTGGTAGGCGCCGTCCTTGACATCTACAATCGTGCCGGCAATGGGGATACTGGCCTGGCTGGTAGGAAGGGTAGCGACGATAAGGCCACGTTTAAGTTCGTGGTGGACCTCGTCTTGCCTGACGGTGCTAACCATCTCTTGCCCATCCCAAAATACCTTGAGCTTGAGATCTGTATCCACGGATTCAATGATGCGGCCCAAACACTTGCGTTCCTTGTGTTCGACGGTTTCTCCCGGAATATACTGGGGGCCCAAGATCAGGTGTGGGTAGGTATTACCCTCAAAATCATCATCCACGTAATGAATCTTGTATTCTGCCTTGTGAGCATCATAGCTGAGGATACGGGCCAGGTATAAACCTCGTTTCTTGTCGGTCATCACGCGGACGTAGGAACCAGTAGGGTACTGTTGCAACCAGTGGTCTTGTCCTTTAGCGTCTTCAGGTTGTTTTTCCGCTGGGTCTAATGGGGGTGGGCTGGGTTGGATCCGCTGGTGTAAGATGCGCGCGTGGCCTCTCTTAATTCCACAGGCCATGAGGTCATCGAAGGTAGCTAGTCTCAAAGATTCCAAGTCTTCAAAACCTTCTTCCGCCAGCAGCTTCCGGTAGCCTTGCAATTTTTCGTCGGCGAAGATCTCGTCCATGAATTGGAAATAAAATATTATGTGGAAAGAAGATAAAAAAAAAGCATGGAACCATTTGAAAAGTTAGTTCAGGTTTCGCGCGACCTGTATGCCCTTGGGGCCGTGATGTATTTTACGGAACATTGTCACCAAACCTCTGCGTATCATAATGATTGGGTACCCCGGACCTATGAACCCTGGTCGGTGTCTGCTTTGTTCAAGCAAACAGTAGATTATGCAGGGGCGGCCGCGGCCGTTGGTGGTGGGTCAGCCTTAGCGCTAGCTTATTCCCGCTTACAAACTTGTGAACGCCGACGTGCAGCTCTGGAACAAATCTGTGAGACAAAATCTTTGCAAATGATGCAGATTGAAGAGCTAATGGCCAGGTTGGATGATGTCAAGGAAGAAATTGATAGGCGAGTGGCCGGAGCAGCGCAACCCCAAAAGCAACCCCAGCAACAACAACAAGAGCAACAAAAAGAAATTCGCCGGGCACCACGACTACCACCACGTATACGCGGAGACCTGGAAATATTGCAGCAACAACGCGCCGCTGAACTTCGGCAACTAGAGAAAAAACGGGAAAAAGTCAAGGAAGAGGTAAAGGAAGGGGTTTTAGAAGCTGCACAGGCTGCGGAACTTCAGGCCTTGCGGACGAGGTCACAAACCCTGGAACGTGAATTGGCCAAGAGCGCTCAGATTCAAACAGACCTGGAACAAGCACAAGCCCGGGTTCAGGATCTCGAAAGTCAGATTCAGCTTGGTGGTGTAGAGAAGGTCAAGGACGTGCAATTAGAGCTGGCAGAGGCTCGTTTAGCTTTAAGTAAAGTACAAGATCAAGCCAAAGAAGATGTGAAACAAGCTAGGGCTGAGGCCAGGGCTGAGGCTGTGGCGGAAATGGAGGCCTTGAAAACGAAAAACCTAGAAGAAGTTGCGGCCCTGCAAAAAGAGATTGAACAGAGGAAGCTGGAAGAGCAAGGTTTACGGGAGCAGATTGAAGCGCAAGAACTCCAGAAAGCCGCGGAACTTAAAAGCAAAAAAGAGTTGGAGCTCAAGATTGACGAAGCTAAGGGTGAAGTTGAAGAGTTACTTGCAGGCAAACAGCAGTATGTAACTAAATTAGCAGAATTAACAGCCGCGAGACAAAGGGAGGTCGATGAGTTCCGGCTACAAGCAGCAGAGCTTCAAGCCCAAAAACAAGCCGGTGAACAAGAGTTGCAGCGTAAAAGAGAAGAACTTAAGACTTTACAAAATCTCAAGAGTGCTGATGAAAGCGAACTTGCGGCTCTGCGTGTGACACAAGCAGCTAAGGAGAAGGAAGTTGAAGCTCTTCAAGCCCAAAAACAAGCCGGTGAACAAGAGTTGCAGCGTAAAAGAGAAGAACTTAAGACTTTACAAAATCTCAAGAGTGCTGATGAAAGCGAACTTGCGGCTCTGCGTGTGGCACAAGCAGCTAAGGAGAAGGAAGTTGAAGCTCTTCAACAGAAACAGGTGGCCAAAGAACAAGAATTTGAAAGATTGCAACAAGAACAACAGAAGGAAGCAGCTGAACTAAAACTTAAGCTGCAGGAAGTCACCGAAAAGCAACGCCGCCTCCAGGAAGACTTGCAAGTGGCCAAAGAAGCTAAAGAACAGAGTGTGGGAAATTTAGCCAAGACCTTGGAGGCCATAGAAGAAAAAGAACAGCAAATGAGAGCGAAAGAACAACAGGATGTACGGGAAATTGAACGCTTGCTGGCAGAGAAACAAGAGCTCGTGGCGTTACGGGAAGCTCAGGACGAGGAATTAAAAGTCAAGGCTGACAGAGTTGCAACCTTGGAAGATGTGAAAGCTCAACAAGCCGAACGTCTGATGACCCTAGTGGCCGAGAAAAAGCAAAACGCTGTGAAAATCGCAGAGTTACAACAGATCAATAACCAGGATGCCACAAAGTTAGCAGAACTTTCAGCGCAAATTGAACAACGTGACAGAAGTTTAGCTGATATCTCAGAAAAAGAAAACAATCTTCAGAAAGAAGCCAAGCAATTACGGTTACAACTACAGGAGGCGCAGCAAATCTTGACACAAACCAAAGCTAAAGATCAAGACACTCTGAAGCGTAAAGTTCAAGAATATAAAAAGCAACTTGAAGCTGTCAATCGAGCAGCACTGGAAAAACAAACCGAGAAAGAAGAGGCTATAACAGCCTTGCAAGAGTTAGTGCGAAGTAAAGATGCGGAACTCAAGTTGAGAGCAAGGGCCAGAGAACGGATGCGACAAAGATTTATTCGGGGGAGAGATATGCGAGACGCGAAAATCGAGGCCTTGCGCAGTAAAGAAGTTGAGTATATTAAGAAGCAAGAAGGAGTTGAACAACGGCTCCGTGAGTTGCAGGAACAGGTCCAGAGGGATCAAGCTGAACTTGAAGAGCGTAAGAAAAGTGTTGCGGATCTCGAAGCTTTGATAACGCGTGAACGAGTTATGAAGGAAGCGGAAGTCAAAAGTCAAGTTAAGGCCCAATACAATATAGAGTTCCAAAAGCTTCAGCAACAGTACAAGGAAGCAGTTCAAAATGCAAGCCAGGCTAAGGTCAAGGAGCTAGAAAAGAAACTACAGCAAACACAAAACGAAGTTCAAGCGGAAGTCAAAAGTCAAGTTGAGGCCAAATACAATATAGAGCTTCAAAAGCTTCAGCAACAGTACAAGGAAGCAGTTCAAAATGCAAGCCAGGCTAAGGTCCAGGAGCTAGAAAAGCAACTACAGCAGAAACAAAAAGAAGTTCAAGCTGTACAAAGTCAAATAGAGATGCGGGTACAAAACCGTATAAGGGAGCTAGAAGCGCAACATGCCGACGAAGTGCAAGAGGCTGCTTTAACGGCAGCAGTGGAGGAAAAATTATATGGCGTATCTCGTCAGGCGACCAACATTAGAGACGATATTGTAAAATTAGTCCAGACAAGCGAACAAAAGTTGGATTTAGCTGCATTGGAACAGTTACAACGAGAGATAGAGATTAAGATCCGGGAACTACGAAATTTAAAAATTACCGTACCCACGGAAGAAGCAGTTGAAGAGCTCAAGTATCAACACAGCCAAGCTCAAACTGCAGAACAAAAGCAACAATTGTGGCGCCAGTACAGGGAGGCTGAAATGATGAGAGCCCGTTCGAGACCTATTAATGAATTTAATGCAAACGTTGACTCGGTTACTGGTAATGATTTAGATCCTCTCAATAGAAACATAAAACAAAAGATCAGTGAAAGAAAAGGTGAGACTAAGAATTGGCAACAATTACTAGATGATACCAAGAGAGCCCGTGATGAATGGAAGCGCAAGTACAATGCCGAAGTTAAAAAACTAGGTGAACTCAAGGTACGCATTGGTAGGAGCCGAGATAAACTTCAAAGAGACCTGAAGCGATGTGAAGGTAATTATAAAAAGTGTAAAGAAGACTTGAAGACCATGCAAGGAGAGGCGGCAGTTTACTATGCAGAGGTAAACAAGTCTGCTAACTATCAATTACATACCATACGACGAGAGCTTATCGATGCTTTGGATAAAAATAGAGGTATACGCAATCCCTGGGGTGCTGTATCCAAGTCTGATTTGGAAAATATATTCAGGATGAAGTTACGTTGGGAAGATATGCCTGCTGGGCACGAAATTGAGGAAGGCCTAGATGATCGCAATATCGTGATTCCTGAACCCCCGGGTGAAAGTAAGGCCACTTATCAACGGTTAGTTCAACGGGCTACATTGCCTCCATATGCTAGAACCCAAAAGAAATCACTGGCGGACTTGTTGGCAGATTATTTGCAGAGGTTTATGACGTTAGATTCTCAAAATGCGCGCTTGATCACAAGAGGGACAAGTGATGGAGATCGGCTGTATTGGGCGGAATATCCAGCTGAATTATTTTTAAGTATTACGAAAAGGTATCCAATGATCAGCATATATGACTGGTTTATTTGGGATCCGTTTATTTACCATGTTCCCGGTAGCGGACTCATAAGAAGGATAAGGGACGACATCATAGGGAAGGAAAGAAAGGAAAGAAAGACAAGACAAAAAACTTATAATTTCCAGGCAAGACCACCAACTTCTGAGGAAATCAAAGCCGTTATTCTTCGAAAAGTGCGAGCTTATATTAGTGGAGTATATGTTCAGGTAAGTAAGTATGCAGATCCTCCCAGTATGAGTCGAACGGTGCCGTGGTATCTCGAGGATATAAGGCTAAACACTAGATCTTCAAGGGCCATATCAGACGCCTATAAGAGGGAAGCCGAGAAAAAAGGGCTTGTCGGCAAGGCAAACTTGAATCTGTTTTTTCAAAAGTACGCGGTGCGTGACCCCGATGATAATATGTGGTCAGGTCCATATTTTTAATCGGTTTATAACCGGTTAATTCTTTTTTTTTTCAATTGATGCCGGCAACCAAGCGTTTGGCGCCAAGTGTGACATCCTACCGCCTTCAACTTAGCTGGGACGGTTGGCCCCCTGGGGTGTACCAGTTAATATTTGCATATTGGCTATTTGATAAAGTTGATGTGCACAAGAGTCGGGCCAAGGGTCCTCCCAGACTGGGCGCGCGCCTGGGACCTTTCAAGTTTGTTCAAGTGAGTGGCAAAGGTTTGGAAGTCTGGACGCAAAGAGGTCCTGGCAAGGTGCAAACCTTACAACGCACCATTCCAGTGCTGCGGGGAACGTCTTGCGTTCAACTCGTGGGTGAAGATATTGTACTGGGGCATAGTCGTGGGGCGTTGACGTGGTTTAATGAAGCTCTGGATTGCAAGCAAGTAATCCGTGGTGTGCATGGTGGACAACGCGTGGAAGCCGTCGTTAACCTGGCCCATATGGATGGCGAAGTCCCTCTGTTATTAACGGTCAGCGCGCCAGAACTCAACCTCTGGTGTCGAGGACATCGCCTGGCCTGTTTTTCCGCGGTCTATGGTCACAAGCAAGCGCGGCACAGTCGTCGTTGGGTCGTTAGCCAAGCCAGACATGGCATTTCTCTCATTATTCCGTTTTAAATAAATGCTTCGTTACTAAACAAAAACAAAATTTAACTTCATGACATCGTATCAAGATTGTCGTCTTCTCAATGTTGGCAATCAATGCAGAGATTTTGACTTTTGAGGGGGCGCTCACTAAAGTACTTGTGGCGTCAAATACTTGCAACGCTATATTATGTTCTGGTGGACCATCTGTTAATTGTTACGTCAACAGCAATCTTAACCAAGTGGCTGTGGTCACAGGAGGTGCGTCATGGTCTGCAGCTGATGTGGGAACAAATCGTGTGTAACGCGTGTAACACAAGTACCCAAACATTAAAAATTTATTATAAAAAAAAGAACAAACATGTCCAGTGGTGCAGCTTTGGTTCAATTGGCCGCAAGCAGTGGCAACTTTTTACATCCTGCGCCCACGATGTTCATATATCCAACTCGACGGTTTCAAAAGCGCCGCAAGCGACCTTACCCGAGAAGCACCAGGTGGAGGAAGCCCCGGTACTCGGCATAATATCTTCCGGATCATCGAATAAAGTCCCATCATAATATCCCAAGCGTGACGGACATCTTGATCTGGTAGGAGTCTCTCTGTGCCTGCCAATTTTCACCAGTGGCTGATTTGGTCGGTGCGGCTGTGGAGGACGTGGCCTGCTATAGAATTCCTTGGCCAAGGTAGAAACTTGCATGGCTTGATCTTCACTGTAATTTGTTTCTTTGTACTTTCTGAGTGCTTCTGCCAGTGCTGATCGGGTGGTCGTCATATTTTTTTTTTTGTTTGTCGTCGGTTTACTCGTTGGGTTGTGCCTTTAGGATGTCACCACCAAACCTAAATGTAATACCGGCCACTGCCGTTTGGTAGGCCTTCCTCTGTGGCATTGGCGGCTAAAATATTTTGAATATTATAAATCAAAAAACACTCATGTCAACTGCACAAGAATGCCAAACTGCAACTTTTGGAAAACTTCAGGCTGGTTGTATCCGAGCCAACAATATTCAAGTATTGGGTGACCTTTTAGATGCATTCGGTAACGTTATAGGTTGTCAACGTTTAGATACCGGACAATCGCCTGAGGGGGTAGCTACCTCTGGACCTATTACCACATGTCCTGATGATACTTTGAGAGTTTGGTCACAATCTCTTAGTTTAAATGCATCCGGTACAGCACTAAACCTCGAAGTTCCTCGCTGCGGAAATGTGGTACATGTTGGTGATAATGGGGAGTTCCCAACCATTCAGCAAGGTATTGACTTTGCTGTTACACAGGGTGCCTCCTCAGCTACCAATCCGTATGCTATTGTACTGTGCGCTGGTTTATTTAATGAAAACATCGCTCTAGCCGATGGTGTGAATATTATCGGTCAAACCGCGCGTATTAATGGCTCCGTAACCGCCCCACCCACCGGTCAATCCTTTGTCACAACTGTGACCGCAAACGCCGTAGTGGCTCAAAACTCCTCGGGTACTTTAGTTAACCTCAATTGTACCTACATCTCTGGCGACCCTGGTCCCATAGTGCTGCTGGAAAATCATTCTGGATTAGTAGTATTCAATAACTCGGGTATAATCCATACCGGGGGCGGGACTGCCATATCGGCCCAGAATAACTCGAACTGTGTTGTGGATTACTGTGGTTTTACTGGACTTGTAGAGTTGCGAGGTGATGCCGAAGTTTCGATTCGTTGGTCCGCGAGTCCTTTTATGCGTTGGATTTTAACCAACAGCAACAACAGCGCTCGACATGAACAATCACGAATCAACACTGGTGGGGTTGTGTTCACCACTCCTGTAACTGGAGGTCCAACCAATGGTAACAACGTCTTTGCCACCCACTTATACTGGAATGATGCTCCAGCTGTGGCGGTCAAAACTGGGGATGCATCATTCCGTTATGCGAGTATTATTAACAATAATGTTGGCCTACCACCAGCTGGTCTAAACAACGTTAACTTACCTCTGATTTAATAATCTTTTTATTGTTGTTGTTGTTGTTGTTGCCTATAAGCAATAAGAAACGTAGCATACTGTCGTATAAAGGCCTTGAAGTCTGGATAATTGTTTTGAATTTCTTGTTCAGCGCGCCTAGAAATTTCAGCTAAACTCAAGTTCGGATGGCTTAAGAACACATCCATAAACCATACAGACCAAACCTGGCAAAACCCCGCAGGGTCTCCCAATTGACCTTCACCACCACGTAGTTGGGGGCAAAATTGGGGTGTTAGCGTTTCTACCTTGGTTACTTGAAACAAAGTCTGTAAACAATGTTTTACCGCTGCGTTAACTCTCTCATTGATAATTTCACTTTCGGTGATGCCATAAGGTTCAAATCGTAAGACGTGCTTTGTGTCTTGATTGTATATGAGTACGTTGGCGTGTGCCCATGTTCTTTGGCCCTTCTCATTTTTTATAAAAAAGCTAAGTGGAAAAATAAGATATCGTTGCTTACAGTCACTTATAAGGGCCTGAAAAGCCTCGGGATTTATGTTCGTAATACGTTCACAGCGTGGTGTTTTGTTTTTGAGGTCTATCGAAATGCGAAAATCTGCAAGTATGGTACAACTATGCTTGTGTTTAGCCTGTATGTAACGTAGAGCCTTCATGTAGTCTTCTGTTATGGATCCTGTCCATTTAGTTTCTGTGGGTGTTGCTTTAAATACTTCCTCGCTTGCTAGTTGGTAGCTCAGCTCAGCTTCAGCTGGCGACAAAGGTTGTCTAAGCATTTCTTCAGTTTGTTGGTAAGCTTTGCGTGCGGCAACTTCCGGTTTGACGGTTTGGGGTACAATTTGGGGGACTCTGCGCGTTTTATTGGTTAAGTAAGCTAGGGCCAAAACCCCGAGTATACCACCTGTTAACCACGCCCAACGTAGAGATCTTTTATTTTGCAAAACCTCTTGGGCTAGAGGATCGGTTAATTTGACCGGTTGGAAGGATGGTGGTAAAACTGACGGGCAAGACTTTGCAAAATAAACCAGGGCCTCTCGATTTTGTATGGTTCGTAATTGGATAGCACTACCGGATGATAGATGATAATCATGGCATAACTCAGTATAATTAGCCAGTTGACCTAAGTCATTTAACAAATTCCAGCACAGACTTCGATTGTTAGGGAGTTGTTTAATGACTCGCCCGTAAATTTGGGTGGGGCACACTAAAATTTGAAGCATGATATGTTTTCTTTTACAACAAAAAAAGAAGAACATTATGGGACAATGCTGTGCTTGGTTATCTGCGTCTGAACCTTGTTACAGATGTGGAAAGCCAATCCGCAAATCTAGATGTGCTCATGTCAAACCGGATTCTGCCATGTGTAGAGAGTGTTGGATAATGCTGGTGCGGCCTCCTCCCCAGATTTGTCCTTATGGAGAATTGTATGATCCTTAAGAACATTCACCCCATTCACACCCATCACACACACGAATACCTTCTTCACAAAAGCGACACCGAGATTCAATACATGGAATCCAGACCTTGTAACCTGGGACCGGTTCCCCGGCTCGTGAACACCAATGGGTTTCTCCATCAATCATTTTAGTCGCACCTTCCTTATCACAAGGCAAGTAGCACAAATAGTCATCGGCCCATTCGTGCATGATGTAACCTGGAGGGCATTCACATTTATCCCCAACCAGTTTTACAAAATCATTGCGTTGACAAACACAATTCCCATCAGCGTCTTTGTGCCCACGGCCTCCACAATCAATCTGACAGCCTCCAAAATCCACATTAAAATGCGCTGGAGGTTCACATTTAGGCACACAGAGTCCATTCACACACTCTAAGTTATCATCATCACAGGGGCAAGATGAATAACACACGTCATTGTAATTGATTTGACCTTCGGGACACTCGATTGGCTTGCATTCGTCCGCACCCACACTACTCAATTGGGTATCCTGGGCTATGGACAACATGGTGTTTACAATATCGGTTAACGATTGATGGATGCTGGTTTGGTCCCCAGCCATATCCTGTTGAATAAATACCCGCAGATAAGAACTAGCGTTAATCACTTTCGTAAAGTTGTAAGGTGGCATATTGGCGTACGGTTCTACCGTGAAGTCCCAATGTTGATCTGAAGCTGTATTCGTAGCGACACTTAGCGTGTCCTTACAGGAAGCAAATGGATTGGATTGATCATACTTGCCGGTCAATGTGTACAACTTGCCGTTTTTTGCGGTAATAATGGGGGTGGTAGTTCTATGATTGTCACAGTAACCCCCGATCGTTATAGTGCATGTGTCCAGTGGGAACCTGACCCGCGCAGTTTTGCCGGAACCTAAGACGAAAGGGGGTCGGATGTTCTTGTCAGTACTGCGTACCAAGTTGGTGTGTGGTGTTTGTACTAAGATATCACATGAACAGTTGTTGTACACGTAACATGTCTGGAGGTGGCTGGTGTTCTCCACGGGTTTCACCCAATAATCTTCGTCCATGACTTCATCTTCTGTGGTAAATATATCCAGCGTCCGAGGTGTACCTGACCAACTAGGAAAGTAGTCACGTACCTCGTAAGTGGTGACATCTACAGCCGCCGGACCCATCCAGAACGGTCCTCCCACATGAGTCACTACCTTGTGTAAGGATGTATAGTGCATCAAAGTATACTGTAACACATCCAGCATATAGGCCACAAACGATGTACAAAGGCAAACAAACCAATTGACGGAATTCTTTTTTAGCAACATGCCTACCTGGGACATGATCAACGTGTACTGGATCAAGAGTTGGGTGATGTTAATTAAATTTACGTACTGTTGACTCAATTGACTAGCGCTCAAGGTGCTACCAGTATAGGTTTTATCGTTCAAAACCCCAAATGTGAGTGGCATCTGTAAATCTAAAGGTAAAGTAGCATTCAGATCGCGGTTATAGTACTGGAACTCATCCTCTGACGGTTCCCACACGCTGCCTAATTGCAATAAGTCACCGTTATTCCACCTAGATCTGTACTTAAAGTTGGTGTGGTTAGAATCCCGAGTCTTTAACATGCTCTGAAAGGTCTGTAGCAAGGTGTATATACCTTCCTTGTAAGCCTCTGTGTACTGTTCGTACTGGGCACCCAGATCCTTGATCAGACCTTCCGTCAGTTGGCAGCAGCGCTGTTCTGTACAGACCCCGGAAATACAATGGCAACGGCTACTATCACCACAATCACAATCTGGTGGACACGTTTGGATTTCACATGTTCCTCCCACGCACCGAGCGGCAGTGGTTCCACAATCCGTGTCTTTCTTGCACTGATTTGCGATACAAACACCATCCTGACACGTAAAATCTCCAGAACATCCCGTATCCTGATCACACGCTATGGCTTGGATACGACAGGCACGTTGAAGCGCAGTCTGAGTCCCGAGAATGGTTGCAGCCATCACGTTGCTAAACTGATCAATGCGCGACTGAGCAATATAATTTGTTAGGGTGTCTTCTATTTCATTAGCGGTGGAAGTTACTAGATCTTGCTTCTTACCACTAAAGATGCCAAAGATATTCAAGAATTGTAGAAACTTCCAAGCATACGATAGCGTAGTCACCGCGGTGCCTGTTCCAAACAACTTTAGGAAATTGACAACAAATGAACTTGATATAATCGTGGAGGCTGCCGAGGTTGGTAGCTCACTATCATCATCATCATAATCGTCCTGCCGTGGTCGAAGGGCAAAATACAAAACTAATCCAAGGGCCACCGCTCCAAGGATGGCAAGCAATAATATTAGCAGACGATTTTTTTGCATGGGTTTATTATAAAGATGGCGAAAATCAGCAAGTTAGGCATTGCCTTGATTATCTTGGGTGCGGTTTTTGTTGGTGGTCTTCTTCTTATTTACTTTACACAGCGGTCAAACCCTACCGCTCGTGCCAGAACCTTGGAGATCCAAACGGACCACCTACAACCTTTTATCCCGCAAGAAACCTGTACCGTCGGTACATGTAATGTAGAAACCGAGTGTCCACCACCAGAACGAACCTGTAACACACTAGAGACCCTGACCAGTGTCACGTGGCAAGCTATTATCAAGAACTCGGGTTGGTCCGATGTGTTTAAGTGGTTAATTAAAGGTACTAAGGATCGTAACGTGGTTATGGAAGGTTGGAACTTGTTAAAATTAATCGCCGACTTGACTTTGCTTGATAGTTCTGAAAAGGATGATTTTGCTCGGTTAGCTGAGATTGTGATTAGCCAGATGGAACAGTATCTGGACGACCTCAACGTCACGGACTTCACGAATGGTCTTCAGGCTCTATACTTTGATACTACGAATAAGTTGGCGTATATTTGTTCCCAAGCGGGTGAGGATTGCTTGTTAAACCAAGAGAATCAGGACTTTCTCGTGAGTGCCCGGCAAGTTATGGATGATGGGATTAATCCGAGTTTTAGTCCAGACCTGATCATGTTATCTTATTTTCCGGCCCTGTTGGACTTTGAGACCAGTCAGGTTCAGTATGCGTCACCGTGGAATGATGGAAATGTCTTAGTAGCAGGGTCTGCTTGGTCCCCGTCCTTATCGTTGTTTCGATATTATGTGGGTCCGGATCGTGTGGATTCTCTGGATTTGCGCGGCCTAAGGCTGGGGAGTATGCGCTTAGAGTCGGATCCGAACCGCAACTTGAAAAACCTACAGACCTTATTGTTTTACCTCCAATACACGCTGAACTTAATCCCGTTAACCTTAAGTATTGGGACGATCTTGGCGGACAATACTACCCAGGGACGCATGTGTAAACGTATCGCTCAGGCCGCATGGATGTTAGATTGTCTTTACTACAGCAAGATGAACTTCCCTACCATTACCAGCACGACCGAAACCGACAAGACTTGGGGCAATGGTTCCTTCTATACACATGTCATCCGAGACCGAGAGCCGTACCAGACTATGGGGCAAGGAGCGGTCCTGTTGAAATTTACTACTGCTCAAAAATTGGACGTGAAAGATATTTTTATCAAGACAAGTTTGCCTTTGGAAGACTTAATATACGGACAGGTGATGATTGATAATGGTTGTGATGCTTGCTACGTGTTTGTGGAGATTCGGGACCAAGACTCGGGTAAATTATACACCAAAGTTAGGATGTATATTGGAACGTGGGATAAGCCAGGATCTTGGTCTTATACAGATCCCAACGCTACTTACTTTAATATTGGTGGTTACAACCAGACCATGAGATTTGGCCTGCCGCCCAACTCTAAAATGGTGCTGAAGTACTACAGATTACACGAGTCAGCCCAGCACACGTACTTGGATACTGACTTTGAGTTTGGCCGTCGAGCTATCGTCAAAAATGGTGGAAAGTTTTCTCTGGGAGATGGGACGTTTGATTACTTGGATACTGTTTTACCTTATGAGTACCTACCCGCATTTCCCGTAGCGGAATATGTGAATAAGGAAGAGGCCTTTCAAACACTGAGACAAGTGGATCCCTGTGAAACCTATACCGCATGTGAACTCCAGTGTCCTGAGATTGTGGATCTACCGGAAGACTGTTATGTCTATGCGGACGTTGTAAAAAGTATGTATAACTTGGTGCAACAGTACCTGCAAGTGTGTCTGGTGAACCTGGTAGTGCCCGCTTGAAGTTCTACTTTTTTTTACTATGTGTGAGGCCACATACATGATTTGGACAGTCTGGGGTGCGGCTTTACTTCTGGGATTGTGGACGTATATAGACCGTGAAATCTTGCCAGCGTATTGGTGTGGAAGCGTGATGGGAGCCATCATAAGTTTATTAATTATTTTAGCGTTGCAACCTGAAGATGCTGTTGGTGGCCTTGGACAGGGGGCTCTGATTGGTGGCTGTGTGGGTGCAACTTTATGGGGACTTGTGAAATTGTGCGACGTTGGACCTCCTGCACCCCTTGAGACTCCCTTGCTGACGGCTACACCTTAAGGACATTATATATTTTACGTGTCAAACAAATAAATTTTCAGTGGATTTCATGGGTTTCGAACATGTCAAGAGTGGGCGTTGACCTGTCATTTTACTTAAACCGGCCCAGAGTTCTTCCAAGGTTAGGTTCTTACTGCGTCCCAGAGTCTTGAGAAGTGTGGATGTCAGGACACCGCCAGTGCTAACTTCGTAAGCTACTTCTGAATCTTGGCAAGCACTGATACAGATAATGCGCGCCTTAAAGTTCTGATGTTTCGAATCCTGGGTACGACCGCTGAGCTTATAAGGCAAGTCTAAAACTGTACCCGAGTGACAACAATCCATAACGACATAGCATCTTACCCGCGCATCCAGACGTGCTAAAATCCGGGCAAGAGTATCGTCGGTAATGAATCCTTTCTTTGCGTAGTCATGGGGTACTAAGACTTCGTCGCGACCATCGGCTTCATCTCCTGACTTATCCCGAATCCAAGACCCATGTCCGGAGTAGGTAATCCAAAGGGAGAATTTACCATATTTGCGCGCAGCACGATTTGCACGTTTTACGCCGCGCCACATGTGCCGCAACATACGATTCTTTTTTTGGTCTAATAATAAGCGAGTCTGAGGATTTTGGTACTTAAACTTAACCCAAGATCGCAGCTTCTTTGCGTCGGCCTGACATTGACTAAGAGCACCTTGTTGCCCTGTGTAGTTGTTACCAAAGTGAATGCTGTACATATGTGTTCTGGTTTGTTTTAAGTTTAAGTGAACGAGAAAAAAAAAAGTCAATAATGTATATGGTGGCCTACGATCATGATGGTATTTACGACGGCAATGATTATGAGGACGATGATGATATTGATCCTGAGAGCATCGAAATCGACTATCCTGACGAACCCAGAGATACAGATGACTTTTTGGATGCCGATGAATACATGACTGCATTCTTTCCTATACGCAGAATATCGGTATCTCCACTGCTTTCTGTGCGCAGACTATCAAAACCCCCACCACAACCTCGTCTGGTGCAACCACGCACAAATAAAACCTGTGCTATATGTCTCGAGGACCTTGATGGTGCTACTTCTCTCCTCTATTGTCATCGAGGCTGTGGTCAACGGTTTCATACTTCTTGTCTTCAAGCCTGGAAGAAGAAAATATGTCCATTGTGCCGAGGCACGGGTGGTCATGCAAGCTGTGTATAATGTACGCTTTGTGTTAAATAATATGCAACACTTTGAAAAGCTACAGGATAGTTACCAACGTTTGGCCATAATGGACAACAACCGAGGTCAAATGTGGAGCGTCCTGGGCGCGGCTGGTTTAGCAGCGGCTGGTGGTTATTGGGGCTTGAAGCAACGCAGTCGTCAACAGAAGAAAAAAGAAATGTTTCAAGTTGGAGCACTTGAACGACAGGCGGCTCATGAACGACGGCAAAGACAATATGAGATGCAACAACAACAACAACAACAGCAGGAACTACGGAAACAAGATGAACTACGGGAATTGGAGAAATTACACGAGATGCTCAAAATCAAAGAAGATAGTGAAGATGATCTTCGTTCAAATCTCCAAGAGACCCGGGACAATCTGAAAGAGATGGAAAGTTTAATCGAGAGCAAGGATGCGGAAATGACTAGCTTACGGTCGCACCTCCAGGAGGCCCGAGAAGCTCTACAGGTTGCCAACATTAACATGATGGGCTTACGGTCAGAGCTGGCGACTCGACAAGAACCACCCCCACCCAAAGAAATAATAGTGCAAGACCCGGACCTTATTCGTAGTTTGGAAGACACTACAGCCCAATTGCGCAGCACTAAAACTCAAGTACAAGAGTTGCGCGCCTTGAACGAACGACAAGCCAAGCAAGCGGAGCTAGACTTAAAAAATAAGGAAGCTTATCTAATCAATTTGAACGCTGAGAGGGCTCGCGAGGAACAAAAGCGGCGAAGGGTTGAGGAAGACCGTAAAGATGAAGAATGGTCGTTGAAATTAAAAGAAGCTAAAGATGAAACAAGTAAAGTACAGACGACCTTGGAAGAGGTAAGAAAATCATTGGCGAACTCAAAGTTCAAAGTTGAAGATTTACACAATAGACTTGATGCCGCTGAAAAGGATCGGGACATTGCTCAAACATCGCTTTTTAGATTGAAGGCAAAGTATGCCGCTAAACTACAAGAAGTGAAGCAGAGTAAAATAGAAGCTTATGAAAACCGGTTACTTGAAAAGCAGTGGGAAGTGAAGAGGCTTCGAGATCAATTGGAGAAAAAGAGACCGCAAATAAGGATGTGGAGCCCCAAGACCCCCAGGAGTGAAGTTTTTCAAACCAGTGACGTGGAAAAAATTTCACCCAGCTCATCCAGCGCTGAATTGGAAAAAGGTTTACCCACGTCGGAAGAAATTTCACCCAGCCCATCCAGCGCTGAATTGGAAAAAGGTTTACCCACGTCGGAAGAAATTTCACCCAGCCCATCCAGCGCTGAATTGGAAGAAGGTTTACCCACGTCGGAAGAATTTGAGGCAGAGATGGCAAAGGATTTTCCAGAATTGCTAGAGGAAGAAGGAGACCTTTCAAAATCGCCAGAGGACGAGGATTGGGCCCTTGTGGGGTGATGCGTTTCTATGTTCATGAACAATAAAAAACCAATTGAACCATCAAAATATGGACACCAAGGTTGAGAAAACTAAGACTCCTCCTGCCACCCCATCCGGGACTCCCACAACCCCATCTGCAACCCTTGCGACCCCTGTAGTTGGCCAAGATTACTTAGATCCAGAAATTCTTGAAGATCAAGAGGTTAAGACTTCGGGAACCCCTGCTACGTTTCAGTTTAGTCATTGTACATTTCATATGAACTTTAATTTTGATGGAGGTTTTCAGCCTGGTACCAGCATCTTGGAGGGTGATGATGATGATGATGATGATGACTCCAACTAAAATGTTCTCTGAGACATCATTTCCATCAGCATCTGTAATAACTGAGGATTGGTGACTTTAAGCTTGCGGCTAGCCAAATAACTACCCAAGATTCCAGCACTAACCCCGATTGCGGAATGACTCAAGAGTTGTCGGATCATTTCTGCCTTGCTGCCTTTGATCTCTTTCCCGACACGCTCGGCTAAGGCCTTGATTTCTTCTGGTTCCAGTTGATCCAAGAGCCTATTCCCAGCCTGCTTTCGCGTGATTGTCACTCTGGGTGCCTTACTTGTAGCATCTCCCTGTAACCATTGCTTTATTTTGCTAGTGTCACCTCCACTTAGCTTTAAACGTTCCAGGTGTTGAATAAACCATTTTTGTGCCGTTGTTTTGCCTATCGGTTCTTCGTCACTTGTGATGTAATCCTCAACCAGAGCGTTTCGAAAGTTAACCATGTCTCGGGCTTGCCCATCCCAGAATTTTTTATCTATATTAGTAATCACATTTTTAATGTAAGTCTGGGCTTCTGATGATAGCACCTGTGTCCAATCCAAATTGTCAGCTTTTATGAGAGACTGTAAAATCTTAAACAGGTGGTCACCTGAAAAGGGTTGTAGGACCCATTGATAAGGGAAGCGACTATTCATACCTTCGTTGGCCCCAAGAAAGTAGGTCCGCATATCGTTCTCATATCCAGCTGCGATAAGGCATTGTTGACCTTGGTGGTTCTGTGTAAACTCTACAATTTCATTAATGGCTTCTTGACCATAGTTTGAGCCGGTGGAAGTTAAAGCATAGGCTTCATCAATGAAAGCAACCCGATCTATAGTTTCTATCAAAGCGAGTCGACTTTTCGCGACTGTGGACCCGGCAAATTGACCAATAAAAGTACCTGCAGAGTACGGCAGGACATCGGTGCCGCCCAGAATACCAGTACCAATCAACATTTTACCAATTAACCTGCTTAAGACACTCTTACCAGTACCCGGGGGTCCCATAATCACCATATTTAGGTACCGAGATTCCATTTTTTCCGGGGCTCGAATAATCAATTTAATCAACTTGGTTACCCCGAGTCTGATGTTCTTGCGTGCAGGTTGTTTGGTCAGCTTATAGAACTCGTACATATGCTTAATTAAGTAGAGTAGCGGATACTGAATACAGGTTTCGATATCTTCATCCATGGCCCTCCTACAGCGTCGAATATTAATGTACTTGGCCTTTAACTGTTTCCTGGCGTTCTCCAGTTGAGTTTTGGGGTGATCTTCGATCGCTTGTTCCGGGATGTGGACCTTGCCTTCCCCTATAACTGTTCTGGTCGGTGGAAACCCTGCACATGGTTCATATTTATTAGGGACTGGGCTTGACGGCCCCTCTTTACTCTTGATGAGCTCTTTGATATCGGTATCTAAGCTTTTCACGTTTAGCTCCTCATCGTAGTACTTCAACTCAGGTGTACCTGGAGCACCCTTAATAAACTGAATCTTGGGTTTTACACCAAAAGCACAAATAAACTCATTATAAGATCTTTGTGCTTCTACTAATTCAATAGTTGTTTTTTTCAGTTCTTCCGCAATACGCTTTTCTTTTGTCTGCATTAATTTCCTAAAACTATTCGCATGATCCTGTTGCCACTTAGCATCATTACATAGGTTATAAAGAAGCCAAGGTAGATCATCCTTTTCTGGAGGTAGAGTGGGCCAGGTCTTTTTGATCTCAAGACAAGGTTCGGTACTATCCGGATCCCGTACTTTAACTGTTTCTATATCCTGTTCTTTAAGTTTTTCTGTCATTATTCCAGATTCCAGAATAGCTGCCATTTGAGTGCTTTTTTTATTTGTTGTAATTTTTTTTAATTTATACTAAGTAGTCCTTGACGTAGTCGTAGCACTGAGAACAGTACTGTCGCGTAGTTTTGCGTGTACAATTGACTCCAAGGCATTCCCGTTCTTTGCGCGGTGGTGGTGGGCGGTAACAGTTATCACAGAACCTTCGTCGGCAGCGTACCCCACACGATTCACATGGCGTTAAAAAGCAGTCACGACACAATTCGCGCGGGCAAGGTCTACCACATTCCCGGCATGGGCTCAGGTAGCAACGGCGACAGAGAGGGTACTGGCTGTAAAAGCCACATTGTTGACAGGGGATACAAGTTCTCTTGTATTCTTGATGACAGGGTGTGCAGTACTTCCTATCCCGATAGGGTGCCCGAGTACAATCAGGATTCGCGCAGGTCCGGGTTGCCATTGAGGGAGGGAGGATGGATTCTTGTTTTTTTTTTGTGAAAGTGGAAAATATTTAAGTTGAGGTCTTGTTTGAACGAGGGGGAAGTCTGTGGGAAACCGGAGAACCTGGGGGAGGAGACGATGTCCAAGATTGTGGTTCTGGGCTAAACACACGTTTACCTTCCCAGTCAGAGTCAGAGTCTATGTGCATTAAGGGGCTCCATGGTGGTGTGGTAGGGCTTGGTGGCGGTAAAATACAGCACCCCAAACGCACAGCCAGTTCTTGTAAACATTCCATTTTGTTTTCTTTTTAAAGGTTCTATCACCTTTTCTCTTTTTAAACACATGGCTACCCCTGAATACAAGGCCTGGTTACAGGGAGATAGTAAATTTCACTGGATGCAAGTTGCCGCACCTGTTGCTATGTCAGTTAATGAGATGGCGTGGCAAAGCATTCCCGGCACGCATGTGGGAATTACGTACAAGTGTTTTAGGTTACGTCCACGGTTTCAACATCCATTTGAGCCAGCTCTACATCCGTTGGGGCTATGGTCCTTGATCGATAAGGTAAATTTGGAGAGTATAAATTTGGAGAGTTATAAAGGTGCAAATTATATATCCAAAGACCATGTAGCTTACTTTTTTCGTGACTTACCTATCCATTCAGATGGTTACGTGCACTTGCCAAAAGTACATCCGACTGAATCTCTGGTGAGTGTGTGGTTTCAAGAACCGGGTGAAGGGCAGTACAGTCAACCAGACACTTTACAAGTAAGCATGCGGGCTCCTGCTAATACAGTGCGCGTTTTAGCACGATATGTTGTTTATTCTGTAGAAGCTGCAGACAACGATGTAAAAAAAGATTGGTACGGTCTCGAGTGGACTTGAACCACCAATCTATCGGTTAACAGCCGAACGTCCTAACCTATTAGACCACGAGACCCAAGGCAATATCGCAAATTTAATAATCCGAATCATCGCCACCAAAACCGTCAGAGTAATAGTCAGGATCATTTTCTGCCTCGTAGTCCAGGTAATGATTTAGCCTTTGCCAAAATTCCTCATCGATTGGGTCTCGGTTGGGCTCCACAGGTTGCACAGGTTCCGCAGGTTGCACAGGCTCCGCAGGGTTCGCAGGTTGCACAGGCTCTACAGGCGGCTCGTTTTGCGGGTTTTGTTTCTGGATTGACATTTTTAGGATGTGGTGGACTAAATTTAGGTTGTGTCCTAAAATCGAAGTTTTCGACAACTGACCAATGTCGCCGATTGTCGCCGGCGACATTTGGCGACATTTGGCGACACCATCTACACTGACCGGACAATGACCGATATATCAAGACAATGCCAACTTTGAGATTTAGGATTTTTAGGTCCTTGGACCGCCCTAAATTGCTGCCCTAAAATCGACCTTTTCGACAACTGACCAATGTCGCCGATTGTCGCCGGCGACATTTGGCGACACCATCTACACTGACCGGGTATAACCTGTTTATATCCAGATATTCTAAATCTTGTGAAACAAATGAGCAAGTCAAGGAACAGTCGCAAAATCAAAGATAGTTGGCAAGATATAAGGAAGGGTTAGCTCAAGGCAAGTCACCACATGAAATTTCCAATAAACAGGTTCGACCAGGTTTGGTCGGTGGTTGGTGTTATAAAGTTTCCAGTTTATTATGTCCAAACAAAAGAAGGTAGCAGCCACGAATCTTCAACATCCAAAAAAGTAGAAACAATAAAAAAGTTACGAAAACGTAACATAAGCATCTTCACCACCACAACGTACCAACTGGTACAACACCATAGAGAAGGCGTGAATTGCTTCGGAATAAACGGCGCGAATATCCCTGGGCTTTTCTTGCAGGTTGGGTATACACAGCCTGCGTAACTTATCGGTAAGATGGCTAACATCCATAAAATCATCGTGATAGAGCCCATGTTCGTAACCCGGATACTTTAAATGCACAACCTTATCATAACTAATACGACCATCAAACTTGCGCACTTGATATCGCATCTCCAGGGGCATTAGTAACTTTTACTCTTTGGGTCCCTGTTAAAAAAGGGTGCAGCAGAGCAGACGCGGCCGTCCATCGCTGCTCTGGATCAATAATCAAGCATTGGCGTAAGAAATCTATGAAGTCTGGCGACGCGTGGGGTAGTTCGAGCGGTCGCTGCGGCCACTTGGGATACGTATCCTTCCAATGCACAAACCCATGCGCGTGGGCGGGTGGCGTTCCTAGGCGATGGAAGATGGCAAAGACTTGACCAATCTCAGAATCGCCCCGGAATAAGATCTGTCCCGCCATGTGGCATTCTGCCAAGACACAGGCCGCGGCCCAAACATCTACTTTTTCATCGTAACGATATTCGGTGGACAAACCCCCAATTAGCAAGGCTTCTGGGGCCCGGTACCATAGCGTGGAGGCTTCTATATCAAATTTAACCTTCTTCTTGGTGGCTAAACCAAAATCGGCCAAGATTAGGTTGCATTTGGGATCCAGTAAAATATTATCCGGTTTGATGTCCCGGTGAATAAAGTTTTGCTGGTGACAATGGGCAATGGCTTCAAATAATTGTTGAGCACATTTGCGTATATCCAACCTGTGCTTGGCCTTAAGTGCAGTTCTTAAGTTTTTAGGATATAGGGGAAAGACCATATACACCAGGTTGTTGCAAACAAAGGCGTCCATAAAATTAATGATCCTGGGGTGCCTTAAGACTCGTAAGGCGTTATATTCCGCCACCGCACCTTCATCATCGGCAGGTTGGATCTTAACCGCCACTAGGGTCCCATTCTTTATGTTTTGTGCCGCGTAAACCCGACCATATTCACCCTTGGCAATAGGATGTTTGAGCTGATAGGGGTAAGCAAACTTGGCGTAGATGCGGCGCCCAAAAGGCATCTCCTTGTTGTTCTTTTTTTTAACTGTACTGGAAATGTTATCGGTCATTGAAAGAGACATGGATGAAGCACGAGTAATACCTCACCTTCATGCAATTGGCCGAGTATTGTTTGATAAAGGTTGTGCTGGCTTGGGCAGTTGGGAAGTTCATATTGTTAAAAGTTCCAAGCGTGATTTGTATGTTAAGGTGGCTGGTCTGGTATTTCTTCTTCGGTTGGATAATCAATATCTAGAGGTCCCGCAAGTCTTGAACCCGCGACCGATGTTGGACATCTGCGAGACTAAGCATATCGGGCATCTGCATATTGACATATCAAGCAATTGTTATATGCATCAGCTTCATAATGCTGGTGGTTACGAGTGTGACGAATGTCAACGAGTCTATCGCGCGTGCCGGTATTTTATGGCATGTCGCGATTGTGATTACGATTGTTGCTGTTATTGTGTACCGAAACATATTCATGTCTTGCGCAAATACGACTGTACATGCCAGTATGTCGGCGCGCGGTTAACTTTAAATGAAGATTAATGAGAACAAACAAAAAAAAAAGAGACAAGACATGGATGAGGCTAAGAAGTACGTCTTGTTGCATTTGATAGACATTGCAGAACTTTTATACCTTAAGGGTACCGACTTACATCAAGATATAACTTTAATTCAAACCGAGAAAGGTGATATATTTCTTGAAGCGGATGATCTGTCGGGGTGCTTAGAGCTCAAATTTAACGGAGAATGGCAACCAGAGCACAAACACATTTTATCTTTGCATGGTGAAGTGTTAGAGCTGGGGGAATTGCGGATTGAGCTAGATAAGGACTGTGTCCCCCATCAGCGCAAGCCTGCGGGATTTTATTGTGATGAATGTGAACGCACATATCATTCGTCTCCTTATATGTTCTCATGTGATGACCATGATCAGGATTATTGTGCTTATTGCTACTCTGGTCAGCATGAAGGTTGTGCAGGTATTGTCAAACAAACTTGTACTTGTAAGTTCCAAGGCTATGAGCTTATACCTCCTAATTAAAGATGAATATCGCTGGGTTCTAAACCAGCTTCTTGTAGGGTCATCATTCTGCGTGGATTTCGCGCGGATTCCAGAGGCTCATAGGGACTCTCGGCGTTCTCTGTCCAGTCTTGAAAACCTTCCGCATTACTGACATCAACCCCAAAGACTTGACCTAAGACATCAAGGTTCTCTCTTTGGTTTTGTGCGACCTCAGCTTTGGTAAAGCAAAAATCACCCCCATCGTTACAATAAAATTTAAATCCTTGCTCCCCTAATTCTCGTAATGTTACTGCGCGTGGTTCTCCCACCTGTTTCCACGTACATCCATCCTGTCCGAGTTCCTGATCAGGCGCACATTCTGCTTCTCCAGGAAACGAGAACCATTTACCTCTGGCCACCCAGGAATCGCCAGCTGCATTAATAACGCTGCTATCCACTGGAGCCGCTACCGCACCCACGGCAGTAGTCGACCCATAGGCTCCTGTACTGGCCGGATACATGGCCACATTGCAGGCGTAATCTTGATCGATACCTTCACAATCACATAGACCCTCCTTACACTTACCTTCCCCACAATCTCGGTCGTCATTGCAAGAAGCGCCCGGTGAACAGCATACACATTTCCCATTAGTGCAGACCCCACCCGTTCCTGGGCAATCAGCGTCTTCCTCACAGGCAGTGTTCCGGGCACAGCCGCTGGGATTACACTTGGCGTACTCTGCGTAGGGAGGACAAAAGTACTGATCTACATATTCTGTGGGGCATGCGTTTGTTGTGGGTAAGTACTCGATTTCATACTCGGTCATAACCCGGTCGCGCCAATTCGCGTGTCGATTAGCAATTAAAGATCCTGTGTAATAGACCTGTCCTTCTAGATCGGCAGTGTTATTGTTGCGTACATAGCCTGGAGCCTCTTCCGCGCGATATGTCTTCAATGTTTGTGGACATGGTGGACATGTTTCTTGTTCCTGTTGTTGTTGCTGGGCTTGAAGTGGTGTGCTCTTTAGTTCTTGCCTGCAACGTAATAACTGGTGCTGAGTTCGATCACGCGCTATACTTAAGGCAATAGTCGTTAAAAAGAATACTCCAGCTAGTACGCCAAGGACAATGCAAAGTTGTTTCATGGTTTTGTTTTTTTTTCACAGTCTAATAAAATATTTGTCATAGCAAAAAAAAAAGTCATGAGTCATGAGGAAAAAGAAAAACTAGAGGAAAAAAAGGATTGTTTTAAGGGTAATAATAACAAATGTTTTCCGCCGTCTAGCCAGTATCCATTAGTAATTCCAGAGAGAGCACGAAACAGTATTCGGAAAACACCCCCAACAGAATTCATAAGGCCTTCAACACAAGAAGCATATCGATATATTATTAATTTATTATCACGTGGCGGATTGGTTTTAGAAGATGTTCCTGATTATGGTGACTGTGGGTATGAGTCTGTGGCATATCAACTTAATGCGTTAAAAGTGGATGGAAAAGATGATTGGAGCATCAAGTCCGTACGTTTAAAAATATGGGACACGCTTAATAAGTACAAAGATATTGAGAAGTTAGAGGGTACATGGAATATGTGGCTAAAAGAAGAGCTCAACGACATTGATGCTCTTAAATATGCGATAGTACAAACATTTGACGAACAAAAAGCCTTTAGAGATCTGCCAGATGATGAGCAAAAAAAAGATGAAGGTTATCAATACAAGATACGCATGCCTAAATGGTTTGGGCAAGGTGATATTCTTGTTTTAAGTGTGGCGTTTCCAGATATTAGATTTCATGTTGTTAACGCTAGCGGCTCTAAAGTTGATAAAAAGATTCAGGTGCTTGGAGGATACGTTCCCGGTGCGGGAGCAAATTTGAATTTAAGTGAAGCTAAAGGTGATGTTTGGTTATGTTTTATTATAAACCACTGGATGCCCATATGGAGGGATTATAGTTCCTTGGAGCGCCCCCCAAAGAGACCTTCATCTCCAAAGCACCCCCCAAAGAGACCCCGTCGCGCTACAGCCACAACGCAAATCATGGACACTTGTAGTTATAAGACCGCGAAACTAATTGGAGATGGCGTGGAAGTTAAGACAAGTACGATGCCTGATATTGGTAATGGATTGTTTGTGACCCAGGATTTTAAGAAAGGTGATGCGATTACAGAATATGATGGTGACTTAATCACCAGAGAGGAGGCCAAGAAAATACGAAGCGAAGGTAAACATAAAGAATCTCATTTCTTGGGCTTAGCCACGACGGATGTGGTCATTGCGGGAATCAGAGAACCCGAAGATGGTCGGGGTGGTGCGTCCTTTGCTAATCACAATCCCGAAAAAGCCAATGCCAGGTTGTGTATATCCACACATATTGGGATTCCAGGCGTGATGAGGCCCTCCAAAATCACGGATGATGAGAAAGAAGAAGTGGAGGTGGCGGCCCGAGGGTGGGTAAGGGCGATACGTGACATCAAAAAAGGTGAAGAAGTATTTATCAATTATGGCCGCGGCTTTGATATGCCAGCTGCTCCTCCAAAACGTCCCCGGCCCGAATTTGAACCCAAACCATGGCATCTGCCCAAGGATTCACCTGTCCTAAAATCTAAGAAAAGACTAAGGAGTGAGGTCGTGCATATTGTGCGTCACTTGAATAATTACGTGACCGAAGCTGACCTTCAGGAAGATCCCGGTAAGATCTTGGGCTTTCAAACTTATTACTTCCTGTTGGGGGTAATCCAAGGCTTTGTACATATGCCTTATATTGGTGATCTTTTAACTGGGAAACTTTTAGAATATTATGAGGCTCTGTCGGGCATAGATGAAGAAGCGGCGCAACCATACGTTGAAACTGCACAATACTTTGCTCGAATCCGCAAGCTCCCATCTCAAGAATCTGTGCAATGGATCCCCATTACAACATCAAAAGTTACCAGGGCTGGTAATATAGTCGAACAACAAATCACGGAAAAGATTGGCGATGTCACCCAAAAATATGCTAAAAAAGCAGCTCAGGCCTGGAGAAGAATCACTGCGGAAACAACCAGCACCTGGATTGCCAACCCTGCAAACCCAGATATCTTGGATCAATGTGTCAGATTTTTACAACGACCAGAAATTAGTGCACAATTCACCCGAGAGTTAAGCTTTAACAAAAAGTCAGACATTCTTGGGTCTTTGTCTTCGGCAAGGTTGTACTTCTTTACTCATGTGATTTATATTTTTAGTGCTTACGGTTTAAGTTCGGTAACCAAGCGTATCAATCCAAACCTGGGTCAAGAGTGGCATAGTTGGTTGAGTCAGTGGTATAAGACCTTAATGATAAGACAAAGGCGGGTAAAGAATTATGAAATTTTTTTGGAGATTTGTATCTGTCTTGTTATTTTACGTGACTTTGGAGACTTTCCGAAGACGTTTTTGGACCATATATCAGAGGATAAGTTTGGGCCTCTCACGATTGAAAAGAAAGGGAAATCCCAGTACACCAAATATTATCGGTTCCGTCAAGCTGGCATTAAAGAGCGGTATCAATATATCCACACCCATTTGGTTGCGGCCCACTTTTTAGCGTTGCTTAGTGCGGAAGATACAGCACCAATAGTGGATGTGGACGATATTCGAGAACTGCCGGTCCAAGCGATCGACTTTTCAGACGACCCCAACCTTCCAGAGGATCCCGGGTTTCAGGCCGAGTTTCCAGAGGATCCCGGGTTTCAGGAGGATCCCGGATTTCAGGCCGAGTTTCCAGAGGATCCCGGGTTTCAGGCCGGGTTTCAGGAGGATCCCGGGTTTCAGGCCGGGTTTCAGGAGGATCCCGAGTTTCTGGATACCAAGCATATTGATTTGGACGTTAAGGACTTGGCGGAGACATTGTTAAAAGCTCGGTATACATACAATTTGCGCGGCTTAAGTCCAGAGAGTCTTCCATGTGACTTGGAAGCATATGCGGATTGGGTCAAAGAAAATGTGGGTGATCCTTGGGGTCGGAACACCGAAGTTCAAAATACGATATTGAGTGTAGAAGGTGGTCCCATGTATGAAGAACTTCATCGGTTGCGTACCGAGCGAAAACTGCAGCGATACTTAGGTCCTTACTTTACCGCAGCCTTAGCGCAAGAACAAAACCTGGATGTCCTCGTGTGTCGTTTGGAACGTTTACTCCAAGAACAACCTCAAGCCCGGCCACGTCAGGTCTATCAAGCCTTGCGTAGACTCAGATCACGCGCCCGGTACCCTGCGTTTATTCAAGAATTATACCAGGACCGCATGTTACTCCCACCCTCTCAGAGGCGATGGTTAAGCAATGTATATTATCGTTATCATCACGGACAACCGTTACGTCCGGAAACCCGTGGAATGTTACGGCGCTTGGCTAGTGTATAATAAAGGTACCGATTTTTGTCGATTCTCGTAACCGCATAAAAAATTATGACCACAAGCACCGATTATCAGGCGGCGTACTTATTGATGGTGCTTCATGGGAAATTGGAACCTTGGAAGCAACAAAAGATTCAACAATCAATAAATATAATGGCCAGTTTAGAACAATTGACAGCAAGACAAGGGACGGTACAGGCCCCAGCGAAGCAAACCCCTGCGAAACAAACCCCTGTGAAGCAAACTCCCGCGAAGCGTAAACGACCCGTTGTAATCGTGGTACCACCGCGCAAGATAAGAAGCCTTCCGAGACACTGTTGTTCACGCTGTGGAACCTACAACTTGTGCACGCGCAAGAATTGTCATCGACCGTATTCCGATCAAATTTACCCAGACACTCTAGGGCAGTTGCTGTTGGCGCGCCTCCCGATAATTGGGGTTACTGCCCTAACTTTGGACTACATCTTACAGGCATACTGCCCCCTACTCTGTCCGCACTGTAGTAGTAAACGATAAGTTTTTTTTTGTGCTTTGTTTGCATATAATTATCGATTTAATCCCTTAGGTTATTGGACATTTTTTATTAATGTGCACACAAATCCTTTCGACTGATGGCATTTTTTTGTTGCCTAAAATAAACCTCAAAAAACATCATGCCGAAGCGTAAATCCTCTCCCAAACGTAAAGGTGCTCCCAAAAAGAAGCGACGGTCCAGCCCTGCCCCTAAGCCTGTTGGCTCACGACAAATTCGTGGTAAGCACACTTATGCATTTACTAAGCGCGGATCCCTGTTAGTGAAGGCCAAGTCTCCCAAGGCTAAGCGCACCTGGCGATACTGCAGTCCAAAGAGTAGCTGTGGGGATAATACCCCCCTGGACTTACTCAAGAGAGCCAGAGCGGCCAAACAGCGAAATGGAAAGAAGAAGTAAGTAGTTTTTTTTTTTGTTTGTTTGGTTCCGGTCTTGTTTATTTTTGAATATAGGCGGTGGGTAGAATAATTAGAAGCAACGCGGCCACTCCCAAGACAGGCACTAGCCAGCTCCAGGGGTGTACGCACCGCACTGTTTTCTTTGCTAGCTTAGGTTGTAAACATCCCAACAATAAAAACAAAAACATCATTGTAAAAATTAAGGCCGAGAGGGCGTATAACCATTTACTGGTTAAGCTGTTCGGATTTTCCTTGAAGAGCGCGTCAAAGGAAGTCTTGAAGGCATCATTCAAGGCTAAGGCTAACAAGAACCCTAAGGACGTTGCTAGTACTTTAATAGTTTCGACACCAAAGTTGAAGCTCATTCTTTTTTAATGTGTTTTTTAAAAATGTACAATCGCGGGTGGAATGCCTGCGTTACGACGTTGCGCTTCACAGAACGTGTCATCAGGCCTGGATAATTTTTGGGTGTAAATGTCATTGTTCGAGGGCGCATTCAAGTTTATTAATTGAGCTAAGGCTTGGCGTCGGTTCCAATTGGAGTAAGGTTGTTCTTTGGCACCGGCAATGATGGCACGCTCATAAAGTTTAGCATTGAGATCAGCTTCCCAAACCATGGAAGAGTTCCAGGGTGCAACCTCACAAGGTTGAGCGTGGGGAAAGAATTGGGTATAAGATCCGGTCATGGAGGGGGTGGCTGTTGTAGTAAACGGTTGCCAGGATCGGTGTAAGGTGGGTTTGACAAAAGTATTTGTATAAGGATAGACGTTATCATTGTAGATGTTAGGCCTTGTATCTAAAGGTGCCATGTTCTGAGCGGGGCAAGCATCCGGTGCTGGCCGAGGACGTAGGTCTGCGGAACCAAAGTAATAATCCTTAGGAGCTTGATGAATATCTCCGACCGAACCACAGTAGACATTTGAAAAGTAGGCATTATGATGGTTATTTTGCAGCCTGGATTGACTCATGTAATCATAGCCAAAAGTTCGGTTGCGCTCCGTCAAGGAATCATAGAGCTGATATTTGAAGGCTGGCTTAGTGTAAGAATTTGTTCCTTCAATGGTATTCATGCTTCTTTTTATTCTTGTAACCTAAGATAATTTGTAGTACCGCACACCAATCATACCACCGTAAGATTCTAAGAAGGTAGAATACTTAAGCCTGCGGCACTCAATGTCCAAGTCTAGATCTTGGACAGAATCTTGGAGAACCAGATAACGTAGCTGGTACTGGGCTTCTTGTACCTCAGTACGTCCAAAGACCAAGAGATCAGGATCTTGGCGAATAAGGTCCCGTAGCTCGGAAATAATCTTGGCCTCTGTTTGAATCTTCTTGTCCTGGATCAGTCCAAGGCTTTGATCAATAATCTGGTTGAGGGAGAGAACTTCGGAAATTTTGTGGTAACCCAAGAGCGTAACATGACTTAGTCTTGTACTTTGACGAAGCCGCTCCAGGATTTCTCGAGGTAACTGTGTATTTCCTGCGACAATCAGCGTACTTGGGCCGCGCAAAAAATGTTCACAGGCGGCCACAATTTTGGTCTGGTACACGTGGCGTTTTTCTTTCCGGATCCGCGCCAGGCGATTGGTGGATTGCCCACCACGTCGGGTATCCGTAGGTAGGTTGGTATTCATATTGAACAAGATGTGGCGTTCTGAACCTTGGGCCTTGGCTAGGTAGGCTTGCTTGGATGTCACCACAAGGTAATGATGGGCTTGATGTGTAACAAACAAATCCTGAACTAGTTCGGTGTGAAAGCGGCTATCACAGCGATAAAAATTACGCTGTAATCTAGTGGGAGGTACGAGAGCATAAGACTTACCTTCGCCACAGAATAAGATCAATCCTGTGTCTGGTACCTTACGGTAGGTTTTGATCGTCGCCTTAGCTTGACGGATGGCTCGACGTACAGCCTGACGGTTAAACCCGCGACTTGATATTACCCGCGACACCGTATTCTTGGTGCAATAACTTACGAGTCATATCGAGACTGGCGGGCTTGTAACTAAGGCCCAAGGTAATCATTGATGTTCCGTGACCTTCAATGGCGCTTAATTCATCAAGAGTTTCCATGGTTTTTTTTCAAGTGGAAATATTATTTTAGTTTAGCTTAACAATTTGTCCACTGTAGACAAACGTGCTGTGACAATCGGCTAACGTTGTACCCACTTTGTTCAGTACAATCTCTCGATTAGTTAGAGCTTTGTAGTACACTACTTCGTCGGGGCCTAAGTCCATAACGGACCATGGGATAGTCGGAATGATGTCTGCATTATTCACAATGGAGTAAAGGTTCTGTCGGGTGGTCATGATATGCTGGGCTGTTTCCGGATCAAAGACTCGTGGTGATGCGGACGCGTACCCAACGATGTTGTCTCCGGCTTTAGTGGTTAGGTTGGTCATGGCACCACCCAGACTGTGACCAAAGACCACGATTTGTGGCATCTCCGGATCCGTGGCCAAATCTTTCAGCTCGGGCCAGATTTCATCGTAGAGCGAGGCAAAACCCTTGTGTACGGTTCCAATCCCTTCGAGTTGGACTTGTCGAAACTGAAGGTCCAATTCCACTTCTGCTTCGGTTTGAGTGCCGCGCCATATAATATACCGGACATCCCCAATTCTAAAGACAACACACGAAAATGGATCCTCCGGAGCATTCTTGGAGTAGGAACATTTTAATTCAATCTTATCAGCCGGTATCTCGTCAATCTTATTTTCAGAGATTAGGTCCAGGTAATGATAAAGCTGACCAAGACTTTCAGCTACTGTGGCATCGTTCTGGAATGGGATAACTTCTAGGTCTGGAGACTCGCAGGTTGGCTCACAAGTTTTTACCAATTGCCGGGCAAACATATCTGTTAAGTAAGTGTACGCATCACCACACAACTGTAATAAAGGAAGGTACTCTTGAACAAAGAAAATCGCAAGGCCCACAAGCCCTAGGACCAAGGCTAAGAGGACTCCTAGAGTAATGTAAAAGTTTGTCTTTTGTTTCTTGACTTGTTTCGTGAGCTGAGAGATGGAAGACATGTCTTTATTTGTTTCTACATATAATATATATAAGGGTGGGAATAGAGGTAGGATACCGCGTTGCGCCGGTAAGAACTATTACCAAACCAAGGGTCACCATAAAGTGGCCCTGTGATAGTTGGAGAGGTTAAGATATTGTGTACACCGATCACACGCGAGGGAGGGGATGCATAACTAAAATACCAAGACATTTTTTTTAATGTAGGGTTTCATTAAATGCTCCGGTTACGCCGAGATCAAATTGGTGACGAGAAACGATTGGTGCGTGATTTGACCCGAGAGATCACACAGTATGGCAAGAAGAAGCGCAAGATTGTTAAATTCTATGCCTTCGAGGGGCGTAGTTGGGTTTGGTTGCCGCGATTTTATGCCATAAGGCGAAATTTCGACGTCGCAGTAGATACGGATCTGCCATTACATCAACCTGGACTTACCCTCAATGGTCAGCTTCTGAAGACCAAGCGCCGTCCCCAAGTCCGTGTCTTTGAGGCGGCTATACATGCCCTCAATAAGCGCGGGGGAACGATCATTACATTACCCTGTGGTGCAGGAAAGACAAACGTCGGGATAGCTTTGTGTGTATACTACGGGGTGAAGACCTTAGTGCTGTGTCATAACATGACATTGATGAATCAGTGGAAGCAACGCTTGGAAACGTTTGTGAAAGGAGGTATCCGTGTGGGTCGCATTCAACAAAACGTGTGTGACACCCAGGATAAAGATGTAGTCCTGGCATCATTGCAATCTCTACACGCGCGAAATTATCCGGAAGAAGCATTGCGGTACGGGATGGTTATTGTTGACGAAGCCCATCATATTGTGGCGCAGACCTTTGCATGGGCCTTGAAGAAGTTGACGTTTAAGTACTCCATAGGCCTGACCGCGACTCTGGAGCGTCGTGATAAGTTGGAGGATATGGTGTGCCTATTAATCGGTCAACCGTGCACGTACTTGGTGAAACCCGGCGAACTGGAACCAACTGGTCGGCTCTGCCTCGCCATCGATGCTAGACCGGATGTCCAGGTGAATGTCGTTCATTTTCGGCGCGGGAAACAACGTGTGAGAACCAATCGACGTGGAGATGTACAGTACAGCACTATGGTCACCTGGTTAACGCAAGACGCAGAACGAAATCGCCTCTTGTTGCAACTGGTGTCTATGATGCGGCAAGATGGTCGTCAGGGTCTATTGTTGTCGGACCGTGTGGATCATCTTCGCTACCTCCATGAGCATATCCCAGACAGTGAGATCTTTACTGGGAAACTCAAAACAGAAAAACAACAAGATGCGGCAGCAGAGAAAGAGTTTAAAAAGTTCATGACCCTGAGCACATACAGACAATTTGCAGAAGCTATGGATTTTTGTGGGAATTTTATTATCTTGGCAACTCCAGTCTCTGCAGTGGAACAACCAGTGGGCAGGATTCTGAGGGATCGTTTGGTGTACTGGAAACACGTGCGGTGCCAGGCCATTCAAGATTTGCTTTTGGATGCACAGCTTCCGGCTCCTGTGGTAACAGACTACTTGTTCCAGTGCCTGCGCCCAGTAATTATTGATTTCTTTGATGTCTTCAGCATCTTTGCGGGCATGGCCAACAAAAGATTGAAGTACTATACCAAAGCCGGTTTTGAACTGATTCATGTGCGGGATTTGTAAGCTCACTGGTAAAAAAAAAAAAAAATACAATAATAAAAGAAAAAACAATGGCCTCCGATATGAAGAAAAATTTGCTTTGGGTAGATTTAACAGAGATTGATGATGATGACATTATATATGATAATCAAACTATTAAGTGGAATTTTAATGTTCATGTGCCAATCACAAAGGAACAAATGCAAGCTGCGTTTGGTGGGTATATAAATAGGGGCGGCTTTATGGTAGGTCCAAGTGATTTTTATGGTGTCATGAAGACATTCAGACCAAATTTACACTACCGAGTTCGTGATGTCAATGGCATCCCACAAATTTCATCGTTTACAGGTAAACCTAGAGTTAAAAAACCAGTGTTAAGATCAGTTAAAAGCATCCCCAAGGTTAAAATACAAGCGAAATGGTATTCCGTTAAAGATCAAAGTCCAAAACCTAGATGGTTTAAAAAAGCCTTAGACAAGCTGGGAGCTGCTAATGTATTTGGATCACAATCATGGGGAAGCACTATCATGACAATTGATGGAACCGTTCTCAAAGTGCCATTAGTAGATGGTCTCAAATATAGGGATGCCATAAAGGAATATAATGGTGCCAGAATAATTAAATTTGGTGAGCCGTTGCCAACCTCTACTTATGCGCGGCTAGCAAGGAATAATGAGGTATTGTTAGTTTCATATACATTTAAGCGGGGATATCTAAAACACATAGTTATGAATGATGGAAAAGGTCCTGGAATGTTTGTAGAATCCCACCCTTTTCCTCATTATGCTTTTGCAGCGAATCGAAAAACTAAGGCTATAATTACATTAGGTCGTAAATCACATAGAGCTGATGATTTATATGATTTTACATCATTTACTCTTCCTTATGGATATGTGATGTATATACCTGAAAATACTATACACACTGATGGGTTGACAATTGGAAGCATGGCTATATCTGTAGATGTAAAAGAGGATAAAGCAGACACGGCCTTTTTACGTAGTAAAACTGGAGAACTTGTTTCCATTAAGAGTGTTCCACCATCAAGCTGTATTGAAAAGAAAGGAGAGGTTGTGTATGTTAGTCGCAAAGGTGATCATGATGTTTGTAAAACGCCGAAAGATATGTTCTACATGGTTAAAGGTAGTGGGCGTAGGCGTGCGTTGCCTATAACCTGTGCCAGCAAACACGAAAAGATGAAAGCATGTAAAACAAAAACTAGGAGAAAAACTTCGTCAAGGAAGAAAAGCAGTCGGAGAAAATCAACCTAACGTGGAACAACCAGTGGGAAGGATCCTGAGGGATCGCTTGGTTTACTGGGTGCATATACGGTGTCAGGCTATTCAGAACTTGCTCTTGGACTTATGCCTTCCGGCCCCGATTGTGACGGACTATTTGTTTCAATGTTTGCGACCTGTCATCATTGATTTCTTTGATGTCTTCAGCATCTTTGCGGGCATGGCCAACAAAAGATTGAAGTACTATACCAAAGCCGGTTTTGAATTAATTCATGTGCGGGACTTGTAGATCGTTTATTAAAGGTACATTAAAGAAAAAAAACTTTCGAATTAACAACACGTGCACACAGAAAAAAAAAGAAGGATGGACTTGGATATCAGCTACCATGAATTGGAGTACTTTCGCAAGATCTGGTACGGTATGAATATTTTACCACCTCACTACCGCAATCCAGCTCTCATTGCCGTAACTCAGCAGCTACTCATATACAACCAAGGACGTCACCCAACCTTGGAAGAAGTTCTACATGCCTGGGCCCATGAACTAGACCGAGGCTGTGGATGTTTGGAGCAAATGACATTGGAAAGACGTATTTTATTCTTGACACACTTGTGTCAAACATATCCAGGACAGGTCACTTGTGGTACTATAAATGTGTATCGGATGTTCTACGCTGCGGAAGGTCGCCTGCCTACACCACTAGAACTGGTGGGCTTTTGTAATAATACGGTGCAACTCATGATAAATCCGGATCAGTACTGTCAAGACAACAAACTTTTAACGCCTACACCTAACTTAAATCAACTTCCGACGCGCATCACCCAGAACGCCAATGTAAATTGCGGGATTTGTCAAGAAACCATTGTCGCGGATAGCGAAGTTTTTGTCATCCCTGGCTGTGAACATGAATTTCATTCCCGCGAAGAAGATTGTCTAGGGACTTCGTGTATCTTGAATTGGTTGCGTACGAATCGGAAGTGTCCCGTGTGCAATCAAGAAGTAATTATATCTGCACCCAATAATTCTAAAACATGACGATGGTCCAGGGCGCAGTTGGAACAGGTGAGGGTGGTGACCGGATCCGAAAAACCGTAAGGGACCAAAGGTGCGGAACAAATATCTTGGATTGTCACGGCGTTCTCTGTTAATAAAGCCAAGATATACGCCACTTGATCCGTATTCGTAATAATAATCTTTATCATTCTCCTCTCCCTCTTTCCGTGTTTGAATGTTTTTTGGTGCCAAGCCGAACTTAAACACATCTACCTCGAAGTGGGTTTGATAAAAAATGCAATGAAACCCAAGATCATACCTACTGGTGCCATGAAGACAGATAAAACAATAGCTGCGATACCTAAATCTTTATTGGGATTACCTTTACCCAAGGATAAGGCACCCAGCACAATGCCTGTGACCATCATGGCAAAGCCCAGGACACCTACACTAATGGCTGTGTCACGGCCAGCCTTCATGGCATCCCCGATGATATTGGATTGCTGAGCTTGGGTAGCTTGTTGCCCGGCTTTTTGCGCGGCTTGTTGCTGATCGTCTTGAGATATGTTACGAGAACAGGGCATAATTGAAGTCTTGTGCTTTGTTTTTTAATTTATCAGCCAAATAAAAAAAAACGACAAATGAATTACTTAGTCAGCGCTCTGAGTTTTTTATTCCCCTCAACCAAAAATCCTGAACCTTCGTTTGCTCTAACTTTGGGTTGTTATGCTGTCAAATTAACTGTACACCCTCAAACCGAGGATTGGATAGACTTGTGTGATGAAGTGGTTCGCCAAGCCATTTACTTTAAATTCCCAATCTGTGAACATCCTCTGGTACATGCTTGTGCACAATTATTAAGATACTATCTGGTCCCGCGCCGCCGAAGTTGGTGGTAGCTTACATTTGGTAGCATCTAGCATTTCCACTTTTTTTCGGAGGTGACCATGTCTGAGTTAAGTAATGTCGGCAAAGTCTTTGGTGTGACCTGCGCTTTGGGTGCCGCCCTGATGTGTTTTGGTTTTGGGAAAGGCTACACGGCTCAGACAGTACCGGACAATGCGGCTGGCGTGGGATTGGTAACCGTGGTGACGTCTCCTCTATTGGGAATATTGGTTGGGGAAGCTATGGATGCTGGCTACGGGAAATATCTGGCGATTGGTGGTGTGCTATGTGGTGTTATGGGCTTCGCTGGCACGCAAAGCAACAATTCGCTTAAATAAATGATGTCAAGAGAAATAAATGAATTGGATTCTTTTGGCAATTGCTCTAACTTTGTTTATATTGGCCTTAGCCATACCTTCCCCACGATGCTTACCTGTTCGTAATGTCGCTCTTACACATCCTGCTTCTTGGACGTAAAAACATGATTATCCGCCTTCTAATAACAGTGACTATCTTTTTTTTCACCCCAAATACGTTAAGACGAACTCACAAACATTTTGTAATTTAATCTAAGTGATTTGCAACTGGCTCTCTTGTTTTGGCACGAGGCTCTACTTCAGTGCGAGTTTAAAATCCAAGAATAGCCGAAAAAAGTATAACGTGTATTAAACATGGAGTCCTGGACCTACGCAAGCTTACCCAAGTTTTCATTAGCATGCAAACAATTTGAACTGACTAAGTGCCTGAAGGTATATGACGGGGACAGCTTTCATATTGGAGTCATTATTAATGGACATCCTTTTAAGTACCCTTGTCGACTATTACATGTAAATACGGCTGAGATAAAAACCAAATGTCAGGCTGAAAAAAGTATGGCTACTTTGGCGCGGGATAGAGTGAGAGAATTAATCTTAGGTAAGATAATTACAGTGAAACGTGGAGATTTCGAGAAATGGGGACGTATATTGTGTACTGTACAGTGTCCGGATGGTAAGGATTTGAGTGACACTTTAATACAAGAACATCTAGCGTACCCTTATGAAGGCACAGCAAAATTCCAGGGTATAAATCCGCCAGCAGAGTTTAGTGGTTGTTGCACCAAGCGTTGTCAAGCTTGTCCAGAGGGTGGCCGTTGTCCCAAATGTCATCAGATCAATACCAATTGTTACATGTGGTCAGCGTTACTAGAACAATCACAATAGCCAAAACCACAGTGACGACATCTGGCTTCTTGACACTTTCCACATACTTCCGTACCACACTCGCTACAATCAATTTCCCCGCAAGCGGCGCACTTCTCATGGCCACAACAACCCATTACTGTTCCCTCACAGTTAGTGCAAACTACGTGATCAGTATCGGGTAAGTACATGGTGCCACAGGAATTACATGTCAGTAGCTCCGGTTGACAGTCTTTGCACACGAGGTGTTCCAGGTTTACAGTTAACACATGGTTATGGCTCCAACATACAGGTTCACCACACAGCGTACATTCGTTGTTTTCTCTACATGAGTCGCACTGGAAACCCAGTCCACAGTCTTCACAGGTAGGCGGTTGACAGGATGCGCAAAAGCGGGTACCACATGGACAATATATAACTTCGGCACTGTGATAGCAATCCAGCCCTGGGCACCACTTCCAAGGTACATACTTCCTTACAAGGCTCACCATGTCTGTAGGCATGTAGAGCCCCAAGGTTGTAGGTTCTGGTGAAGCTCTCTTGCGCTTGCGAGACATTTCGATTTGTCCGGGTCAAAAAAAAAAGTCCTCGGACTAATCAATAAAAAAATTTCCACTTTTTTCTTGTGACCATGCAATTCGTCGAACTTGGAACCTTTACCCGTGCGGCCTTGCACAAACTTTTTTCGGATTCAGCAGCCTGGAGGATGTTGCTCAAGAGATCCTCAATGAGAGAAACGAAGGATTTGTGGCGGTGGATAGGAAAGGACAACCATTGGGCTTCCTTCTATACTATGGTGAGTGGGAAATTCATACTATGTTTACCATGACTCCGGGTAAAGGTCAACACCTTTTTGTCAAACTTCTACGGGAGGTTCGGCGTCGGAAGGAAGCTGCGGGTCTTGCGCCTGGCTACAACTTTTATGCCATACTTCCCTACAACGTGAACATGATGCAATGGTACGAAGAAGCCGTGAAACTGGCCAACGAGACGGATGAATAAATTTCTATTTCATTTATTAACAATCACATGGATCGTAATTTTGCTCGGGTGCAGAAAGGTAGGACTAGTTTGGAAATAGATTGTATCCAAGTTAAGGTTGATGGAGTGTACTACATCCCCGTAACTAAGGCTCACTGGAAACAATGGTTTCATAAGGATGTAGACCCACCGCTAAATCTTAGCTTTAGTTCTCATGGTTCTACGGATGTTTTGGAGTTTATTAAGCGCAACCGTTTACACGCGATTTACCAGAGCCCATATCAACACTGCCGTGTGGTACCGATTCGTAAGTACGAGCGCCTTTGTCACAAAGTTGATGTAAAATTTACCTACGAAGAAGAACCTACTAGACGTTGACCGCGGCGATGAAATTTGGTGGTCTTGGTGGCTACGTGTTGACCGTTAAGGTAATACTCAGCCTTTAAGGTATTACGCTCGTACATCAAAGTCTTGATGAGCGTCTGACCTGGCGAAAACTGGATCTCCAAGGCACCCAGCTTCCGGCTTTCGCCAAAGGCTTCGGACATTGCAATGTCAACCATCCACACCTTGTTCTGGCACGTCCCCTTTACTTCCTCCACGACCGTATGTCCCAGAACCAGACCATCCCAGCCTTGTAAGGCCTTGCGGTCGCAGGATCCGCTGCGATCTTCCAGGATAAAGTTTAGGCGTGGGCTTAGGACTTTACCGCTACGAAGCGCAGCCTGGACCTCTCGGTTTAACTCGTTGGGAGAACCACCTTGATAACCACCATGAGCAAATAAAAAATGATTCACTTGTAAGATGATGGGGAAGTGATTACTAAAGTACGTACTCACAGGTCCCCCAGGTCTAAAAAGACTATACTTTTCTTGTAATCCACCCCATCCCTCTACTTGGGGTGAGTCTTGATAATGTTCAAAGCTTTGATCCATATAGATATTCCTTATTTCATGATTACCTAGAACCGCAATCACATGTCCAGGTTTAGCCTTTAGATTGAGTGCGTGTAAATACTGCAAGATATCTACTTCTTCCCGATAATTAGGCGTTGTAGATACGGTTACATCTCCACGACCCCCACGATCCAGAAGATCCCCACATAGCACCACTATACTATTGCGACCCTTCCAGTGACCCTGGGCATCAATAACCCCGGTGACAAACAAAATAGATAACAGGGCCAGGAAGTCACCATGTATATCTCCTATGGCTATAACCGGAGCTAAAGTCTTTATACTATGTACTAGGCGTTGATCGCGTGCGTAACGTCTAAAGAATTCTGCTGGGGGTTCAAATCTGGCGGGGCCTAGGCTTCCCAGCTCACCCGTCCTTTTTCGTTCCTCTGTTAGTTTAACTAGAACCTTGCGCATCTCACACTTATGTAGAAGATTGGAACAACGATACATTGGTTTTTTTTTATTGTTATAGCCATGGATTTTTAATGGCCAATCGGTCCACTTCTTCTTTGTCGCTGATTAATTACTGAGATGATGGTTGTCTAGTTCCGCAGCCCAGCGAGGGAAACTTCCCCTGCGGCGACGATGAGTTAGCACAAACCAGGACTTGTAAAGGTGTCGAGCAGTTAAGGTACAGTCAAAGTCCCACACGACTACGGCATCTGGATGGTTTGCGAGTAATGTTTGTAGCCTTTCGAGTGCAACTTTGTTATCTTCATTAAAGATGCCACCCAGCGCTTCCTTCTGTAACCGGATCAATTCCACATGGTCTGGTAACGCCGCCGTCTCTGGTGAGTCATCAACATAGATAATAACGCTGCCATGCACATAATCACGGATGTACTCATCCTTGAGGATTTCACGCCCTCCACGTAAAGGAATCTTGGGGGCTTCTTGCCACTTGCCATCAGGGGCCCGAGTAAAATTGGTGCCAAAAGTGTCCACAATGTGTGTAAAGTACTGCGTAAATTTGGAATCATCCAGGGCTTCACGGACGTGAGTTGCCATACCGCGCGTTAAAATGAGAGATCGACTGGTGCAACTTAATAATTTATGTAAACGTTCCTGGCGTTCCGGGGATCCCCACACATATTGAAGAAATTTGGCATGTTTGTTTCCGATATCCATTCGCTTGAAAAGTGGAAATTTTTTTGCGGCCGGGCAATGTCTGATAATGCCATTATTTTTATTAGTACTCATGCCTTTTGTGCGCCAAGTGTGTAATGTGTGTTACGAGGCTCCGGCCGGGCGGGATTGTCCCAACTGCCTTCAAGCAGCTTGTATTCAATGCTTACGCATGTGTGATGGGTGCATCTATCCTTCGTGTCAAGCCTGCATGCCCGAATGTCAAGACTGTGGCACTCGTCGATTTTGTCAGCATGGATCCTGTGGCAAGATCAATCTGTGTGTCAGTTGCAATGTTTGGACGTGTGATGACTGTGCCTCATACTGTGAATGTGGCAGCGTCGTTTGCACAGATTGCGATGATGAATGTGAGTACTGCACGAACAAGATATGTTGCCACTGCGAACGGGACTGTGCTACCTGCAGCTCTATAGTGTGCAAAGAATGCGTACAAACCAAGTGCCAGGAGTGTCAAAGATTAATCTGTGACGAGTGTGTCACTAAGTGTGAAGTATGTCAAAAGCCGCGGTGCGAAGACTGTGACACTACCGAAACCTGCCGTGGCTGCGACTTACAAGCTTGTGAAGATTGTTCTCGGATTACAGAATGTGAACATTGTGAATATGATTACTGCCAAACGTGTTTCCACGATCATATCGGCTCTGATACTGACATGGCAGACTCTGATGATAATCCTAACTCTGTCTTAGACGACGTTGATACTCATGGCTCCGACGCTGATTTTAATATTTAAATACTGTCATTAGACGACGTTTTCCGAATCTGATTAATTATCTCAAAATCTTGTAACCCGCACACACCGCATACACAAAAAAAAATAAGAGAGAAAGTGAATTTATTAAGCGTGATCTGGCAGTGTATCTTGATCATCACACAGGAGCTTTTGATGAGCGGTTCCAGTGTAATCCAATATTGATTTGATCAACTTGGCAGGCCACTCGCCAAAGATGTCAAAGAGTTTGTAGCACAGCCGGTGAGCTGGGCCATCCATACCAATCCAGTAGGTTCGCTTGTTTATAATAGCTCCAGGGGCAGGTTTCCGTAACCACGGGCTGATAGGAACTTTGGCATAAAAAATGTGGTCTTTGAGATCTAGAGTAAAAGGCCCCCACTTATTATTGTCTAGGTACAATAGACCCTTAGACTTGTCGATCTCGCTGATCTGTGCACGGAATAGAGCACGTCGGGGCCACTCATCGGGATGCACGGACACTGGTACCGACATCTCCACGAGCTTATCAACAGATGCCCAGACTGGGCAGTTGCGCAGCTTCCTTTGGCGCTTCTTGGCAGCATCAGATTGAGAGCGTCGGCGCTTGGGCATCTTGAGACACAGAGAAGATTCAAAAAAATGACGTTGTGCGGCCCAATAAAAAGGTACAGTGATATTACTGGTTTATATTAGATATAAAAATATATGCTGATCCTGGCGGGTATATCAATTTATACCCAATTATGGTACATACTAACTTCAATGACCGTACACAGTGGCTTCTGTGCCTTAAAGTTATGTGCCTGTTACTCTGTACCTTTAGGTGACTCTCACTTTTTTTCCTCTGATCGTCACAATTCCAAAGTTTCGAATCATGCAAGACAACGAGCTGAATCTGATGTACGCTAATGCCCACCTTTTCTGCGCCCAATGTGGCATTGCCCAATCCGAACTCAAATCTGGCACCAAGATCAAGCGCTGTGGCCGGTGTCGCTTGAGGGGCTATTGTTCAATCAATTGCCAACGTGTGCACTGGATTACCGAACACGGGGAAGAATGTCAGAAGTTATGCGAATACCGGGAAGATCACTCTTTTACTCTCTACATGGCGCGCCAGACGTACAAAGACACCAAGAAGCAAAACGCTGGGCGTCCTCCATTTAATTAATTAATTAATTAAAAAACCCTTTTTTTGTTTCGTGTTATTTTTGTTCTCTCTCTCTCTCTCTCTCTCTCTTAGATGAAGGTTTAATAGGCGGAGTTAGAGACAAAATATGCTTATTAAAGTAAAGAACAATGAATTATCGTGTGCAAAATAGTTTAACCACATCACCTTACTGTGGGGCCTATACACCACACTCAGTCTCCTTGGGTCACAGACAACCCAGGTTTACAGAACGTTCAGCTCTACCTGAATGGCTGATGTGTAATAATGTCTATCCCCAAAACACCAAAGAGTTCCTGTGTGTGAAACAAGGTCACCAACGTACTTTAACTCAGACACAATTACACAGGCTCAAAAAGAAAAAAGTCCCAGTAAATTTCCCGTATCGCTTACATGTGTTCCCGGGCTTAAGGTCTGTAGCTATTATTTTTAAAGAGGATTACCCTGCGGTGATCTTCTTTGCCAAGATGTTTACCCAACGTGCACCTTTAGTTACTCAGCGTCTAAATACAATTCTCTGGGACTTACAATTAGATACAACCCAGGCCTGTCAATGGCAGCTTCTGTCTAGTAAATGGAAGTATCAGTTTACTTGGCCTCTAGCACCACGTTCTATTATGGTAACCACAGAATGTTGGTTCCAGCACATAGTGGGACCCCCTACCTGTACTCCAAGCCAACTCTTACCTGCCTATGCAGTTAATATCATGCATCACCCTAAGCCTCACAAACGTAAACGTGGTACTGTTAATCCAAAGAGAAAAAAGAAGATGAAGAAACGAAAATTTATTGGGAAAAGACATAAGGTCTATAAGTGATATTGTATCTAACGCCGTCTTGCGTCCCACGCTTGAGTTCGTGGGTATACCAGTCTTGGATATCTCCGGCTAGCACCACTAGGTCTCCATCACGTAGAATCCAGGTACGCGCATCCGAAGGCTTTCTACGCTTACCACCAGGTACTCTAACTGGTCGTAGCACGAACTTGCGTGTCTGTCCAATGCTCAGGCTTAGGATGGTAGGCTCCTTACCCAGCGCTGGTTCGTTGTCTTGATGCTCCGAGACGCGATCTGTCTTCTTGGAATATTTGTTTATCAGGTAGGCCTGGGGTCTTGTAAGTGTAATGCCTTGCTGCTCTAGTAGAGGTCTTACTTGTTCGGCTAGTTGGCGCCCCAGGTCTTCCAGGGTCTCAATAGGCCGCGCGGGGTAGTACTTGCGGCCACCAAACTTGTAAGGTCCAGGTCCAAACCAGAGACATTGCCTTGGGATACGATGTCCCATGAAGGTACCAGGCTCCGGGAACTCCAAATCATCTAATATGGCCTTGGTAGCCTTGGTATCCTTTACGAAACCCTTCAAGTGTAGCGCGATGCCTTGGGGGGATTGAATCAAACCACCTAAAGTACGGTAATGACCAGCTAAAGCCACCTAAAGTACGGTAATAACCAGCTAAAGCCATTTAAAGTACGGTTATGACCAGCTAAAATCAATGCTCTAGGTATTGCATATAAACTTATATGACAGCTCAAGGTCAACGTATAGATTTATAGTTTAAATGGGGGCAGTTATGTGCCTGTTACTCTGTACCTTTAGGTGACTCTCACTTTTTTTGCGCCGATGTCTGTCTCCTCAAGTGACATCGACTATCGCTGCGGCCAGTTTCTGAACTTTCTCACCACGGAAACTGTCTTTAAAGGCTTGGAGTCCCAGAACGATGCTGGTGTGGGATTTCTTGTAAGAGTCCATGAGTCCAAGCTACTGTCTCAAACTCTCCCCGTTCCCATTGCGCGCTTCTCCTCCACCAAGCTCCGAGAGTGTTTACCGGCCGGTTTTTTTACCCCGAATATTGATCGACACTTGGAGTCCAAGCAAGGTGTTGTCCTTATTGTGGTTGTGCAGCGCTCAGGTTCACGTGGACTATACTACAAGGCTCGTATGTCTTGGCGCCACACAGACGCAGACGCAGATTACAAGGTCCCGACTGTCGCTGTTTCGGAAGAACAGAAACGCAAGATCACTCGTTTGGGGTGCAAGAGTCAACGTACTTGTGAGCGGTGTCCATCCAAGTCCAACCTTCGCCGCTGTGGGAGATGTCAAGCTGTGGTGTACTGCTCCAGAGACTGCCAAAAGGACGACTGGCCTCAACACAAGACCTATTGTCGGCGTGGCGTCTTACCACCAATTCTTGATCTCTTTCTTAATTAAATACTTATTCTGGCTTAATATATTTACTTTCTCTCTTATTTTTTTGTGTGTGCGGTGTGTGTGTGAAGATTTTAAAACGTAGAGTAGTCCCTCCCCCAAATTATAAACTCCTATCTGTTCTTATAGAGAGATAGAAAGAGAAAGAAGTCGATAAAAAGTCGAAAACAAATTTTATTATTAAGCCTCTTGCCAATTGTTTGCTGCCCAATAAGCAACATCGGCCATGTCCACTGGCAGATCCACGGGTACATCCCACCAGTGCTCCAGTTGCCGTTGGGCCTCCGTGTAAAGTTCCTCCGGTGTTGGTTCCCGGTCTTCATACCAATACTTAGGGCGATGTGTTTCCCCAAATAAAACGTTTGCCACATCATCATGCGTTGGGTGGATGGGCAAATCGCCCAGCTCTCTTACTTGGGCCAGCGTAAGGTACATGTGTTTGTTGCATCTGGCGCATTGAACCGGATGGCTTGTGCTTTGCGACATCGAGACTTAGAATTGTGACGAGACACGGTGGCCTCTCACAATTTGCTGTTGCCCGTGCCGCTAGGTCCCCGTTCTTTGTTTTTTCTGTGTGTTATTGATTCTCTGTTATAGAATGACTACCTTTTATGAGTTTTTTGGAGAGGAGTTGGCTACGATGATGGATCGTCGTTTTCAGGTTATATGCTGTGCCGATGTGTGTGTGTGTGTGTGTGTGTGTGTTTAACATAGTGTGTGACTAGGTAATCGCATCAGCGTACGATGCTAAGGTTGCCGATGTACATACGCTGGCGCGCATGTTTTGCAATGTCAAGGTCACCTTGACTACGGGTGAAGAACTGGTTTACGGGCAACGTAGCACTGGTGGCTACCTTGCTTGCTTGGAGAAGACTCGAGGGAATTTACCCTACTTAAAGTATGTGGTGTACGACTTGGAGCGTCATCTCTCCAAGCGTGTGTTGCAGCAGTTATGGGCCCGCATTCCAGTCGTGGCTTCATATTCCTATGAACTATGAATAAATTTGTTCTTGCTTATTCATCTTTATCTCTCTCTCTCCACGTGTTTCATCACTGCCGTATCAAGGAGGTTATATAATATTTTAATAATATAAATATGTCATTAAGCAAGGGTCAAAAGGTTGGTATAATCATTGGCTTAGTTCTTCTTGTATTTGCTATAGCTGCAGGGCTCACATATATATTTTGGCCCAGATCACCACCACCAACACCACCAACACCGAATACAGAATGTTCTGATGATGATGATTGTCCATATGACAATCAATATTGTGATGAGGATGGTACGTGTCAAACAAGGGATACAGAATGTTTTGATGACGATGATTGTCCGCTTGGCTATGTGTGTGATAGTTATCAATGTGTTGAAGAGCCAAGTATATTAAACAGAATGGCTGCTGGATTAGAAAATAGCACATTTATAAAGAGCGACGGGACCGTCTGGGCCTGTGGTAAAGGACTGTTTGGGGTAAATGGGGATGGTACAACAGAAGATAGAACAATCCCAGTTCAAGTTCTAAACTTAAACAATATCACAAAAATAGCTCTGAATTGGAGACATGTTTTGGCATTGCGCGTAGATGGAATAATATTTGCTTGGGGTTATGATGATGGTGGGATACTGGGAGATGGTGTTGTTCGAGGGCGAGTAGGGGTAAGTACGCCTGTACAAGTTGTTAATGTGGCAAATGTAGTTGATATTGCCGTGGGCCAATTACACAGTCTGGCTGTCACTGAAGATGGACATGTGTATTCCTGGGGTAGCAATCTGTATGGACAGCTCGGGCTTGACACGACAGATACCCAGACAACACCTCAGCGTGTACTGGATTTAGATAATATTGTTAGTGTAGCAGCAGGTTCCTACACTAGTTATGCAATGGATGTAAACGGTATTGTGTATAGCTGGGGTATGGGGCGATATGGGCAACTGGGAGATGGTTCAACTGCTAATCGATATCATCCTCAAGCAGTCGATGGCTTGGATGGTTATGAAGTCAGCTCAAAGACTTATAATTGCCTTGCTGTCCAAGGAACGACATTGGGTTTTGGGAGCAATTCATGGAATGGACTCGGAATGGATACTTCACCCGAAACACAACTGTCCGTACCCACAGTAATCGATGCTTTAAAAGATTATGATATTGTAGAAGCAGCAGCAGGACATTATTATGGGCTGGTACTAACAGCAGATGGCTCAATACTATCATTTGGATATAACAATCTGGGTCAATTAGGCAATGATACCACAGAATCCGGTACACCTCCAGGAAAAGTTTTATTGTTGGATAACATCATACATATTGCAGCTGGGCGGAGTCACAGCTTGGCAATGAAAGACGATGGCACATTTTGGGCGTTTGGGAGTAACTATGCAGGTCAATTGGGCGATGGTTCAAAAGAGGATCGCCACGTGGCTGTACAAGTTTTAAACATCTAGTCTCCGCCTGTTTAAAATGTGTATATAGATTGGAGAAAGATAATAACACACACCAAAGACAAAGAGACAAAAATAGAAACTGTTAATGATTTACATAAAAATGCGCCTGAGGCATTTAAGGCGGCGTTGTTGTTTGAGCTCCAGACCCCGCTTTCGGACCTTTCCTGCCTGCACTTGCTGGAATGTGCCATCACACATGGTAGACACACGATCCAAATATTTGTGGGGCTCGCTAAGATATACCTCAAAGTGATGTGGGGGATCTGCAGGGCACAGTGTTGGTAACGGGTGCGAACCAAAGCCAGCAAAAAATTGCGCCAAGCACCGGTCAAACACTTGAGACACAATAGTATCGCCATCGAATGAACTATCGCGATACACTTTACCATCCTTGACCACATAAGCATCTTTTACTGCTTGAACTTCACGATCCGTTACACATGTCTTAAGCAACATGGCCACGCTCTTGGGGCTTCCCATGTCCAATATACGCTCGCCCGGGTTTTTCGCAGCCAGAGTATGTTGATATGGCCCATAGACAGGCAAAATATTTGAATCACCTACCCAAGCACATGTACCCAAAGAACGAGTCTGAGTACGGCGATAAACAATGGCGGGTAAAGGGAACGTTGAAGACATATTTGAATTTTTGAAAAAGTGACTTAAATGTTAACGGCTAGTTCGGCGCCTTTATTGGCACATAAAATGTTTGGTATTGTCAGATATAAAGTTATATGCTCCTTCAAAGCAGCGTATAGTTTTATACTCGGTATGCCCGGTTATTGGCCACTGTACTTTTTTTTTACGAATTTGGGGTCACTTTTTTTCCATGTCTCTCTGTTTCGTGTGTCATCGAGCGTCACCTTCCCTCTTTGGGCAACGTGTCTGTGGCAGGTTTGAATAGATTATATTTTACTAACTTTGTACCCTCTCCGTTTAGGTGTCTCCTGTCGCATCCTAAGCGTCGACGGTTCCTCTGTGCTGAGGACCGCTGCGTAGCACCTGCACCTTATGATGTTAAGGAATGGAATTTGCTGGTCCAAGATGGTACAGAACCCCCCAAGAAGCGTTGTCAAAGCTGTGAAGTAAAGCAAACCAGGACTTGCAAAGGTTGTGGCAAAGGAGCCTATCGTGATGATGTGCTACCGTTACCCTGTTCCAACTTTTTGGTTAAAGCAGCTGATGGATCACAATTTGTCCGCCAAAACACCACCCAACTTGATCCTGATAAGGTTTACCAGGGCATGAATGAGGACTACATCTATTGTGGACAGTGTTGGCCGGCTAGACCCCAATGTGAACACTGTAAGCGTTGGGAAGGTCAGTGGCTTGCTCCTGGCGAATTTGAGGAGCAACATGAAGCTATGCAGAACCATGTCCAAACACATGGAGATCATCTCCAAGTTTCAGTCTGGCGCCATACATGTTTCTACCATAAAGATAAAGGAAAGATGTGTATCCAGTGCAACTTGGTGCTTGATAACTCACGCTATTCCCCGAGAGACTATATTTGGGGGAATTTGGCCCCACCAAACGTGTGTGTGTTCTGTGCTGGTGCAGGCTTAGTTGGTAACTATGATGTTGAATATCGTGTAGACAGTTACATTGATACCTATTGCGCGAAGCACATTAATTACGTCCAAAATGAAGTCCGGAAAGTCATGTCCGTCGAGGAACTTGTGCAATGCATTTGGGCATACACGCGCCACACTGTTCCTCAAGCCAAGGAAGAGTGGAAGAAGGCTTATGCACTCAAAATGGGTGGCGGTAAGGCCTTACCTATTAACGTCAATAATTAAACATTTTTTTCTTCTTTTGTTGTGTGTCTGAGTGGGTTATTTAGACTGACATTCTTTCTCTCCACCAATCCCCTCTATCCTGTGTAGTGATGTTAGAAGGCCACCTAGTTTTACAGTTACTCCAGGCCCAATAAGTCATGACTACCGACAAGATGTACATAGGTAACAGAAGCTGAGGCCAATTATAGTTCTGCCATCCTTCCACAGACTGGAGGATCACGTAGGCAGCTACACCCAACAACATAACCCAGTACCATTTCACGTGAAAGTAAGCCATAATAATGCTGAGGATAACTAAGCCAGCCAAGGATGGTAGTAGCCATTTTTGTCTATCATCTTCTCCGTGCTGAAAGTAAGCCCAGAGAATTACTAGGTACATTGAAATAATAGGTAAAACGTAACAGACAAGGTTGTGCATGATTTTGTAGTAATAAAACTAAAAAAACAACTCTGTGATGGCTACCTATCGATGGTCAGGCAATGTCCTAACACGTGAAGATAAGGTGGGTACTCGAAAAACATTTGAAGTTCCAGACAGTGAAGAAGCTTTAGTTAATTTAGTAAATCGTCTGCGACGAGGCCAAGATGGTAAACGTTTAATGGCTGCTTATCGACAATTGGTTAGTCAAAAACGTCTAACCTATGAACGTAAGTTGATCGAGATCACTGAACGTTGGATGAAGGCCCAGGAAGAGTATTATGAAAGAGTGTGTAAATTTCAGGGTGCGGAAATTCGGTATAAATACCGGTACTTTGACCCGGAAAAGGATCAAATATCTTTGTACGTGGCAACACCTTTGAAGCAAGGTGTCCCAGCGGATAGGTACTACGCCTACCAAGTGTATGATACAGATCTGGTTCAAGGAACACCACCCAACCGTCCGCAAGAACCCTTTGAAAAATGTCCTTACGAAGGGTACAAGCAACAGACAGACGCAGATACTCAATGGGCAACAACGCATCCATTTAAAACTATAGAAGCTGAACGTGACGAACTGAAAAAACAATACATTACCATGCGCACGATTGAACGTGAACTAGGAATGGCTGATAACATTTTTATGATTAATAATGTATGTTGGCAGCTCTTAAATTTTTATTATAAGATGACCGGAGCTGCCAGATTGGTTATTCGAAATAAGATGGCGAACCTTGTAACAACCTTCATGAACAGTCCACAAGAATTTTATCCGGGTGCTACAGGGTACAATCTGAACTTTGTATTTCTCGGACCTCCAGGAACGGGTAAAACAACAACCGCAGTCGCTTTGGGTAAAGTGCTGATGTCCCTGGGCTTGTTAACGGGGAATATGTCTGGTAAAGATGTAGTGACAATTAGCACAAAAAAGGATTACACTGCAGAGTATATTGGCCAAACTGCTATTAAAACCGATAAGCTACTCAATGATAATTTAGAAAAGGTCCTAATTTTAGATGAAGCTTACACATTTGGCATACCCAGCGCGGATACTTTTTCCCAAGAGGCTGTCGATACCATTGTTGGATGGTTGGATAAGCACTACAATGAAATTTGTTTCATCGCCGCAGGTTACAAGGATGAAATGGAAAGAGGATTTTTTGGACTCAATACAGGTTTGCGACGGCGCTTTAAACATACTTGGACCCTAACTCGCTACACTCCAGATGATTTACGGGAGCTCTTACTTAACTTTTTAAAAACAGATAGTGCAAAACTTGGGCTTAGTGGTAGATTATTATCCAACGAGGCAGGGGAATTTATAGTACGCGTTATTAGCTATGCACCCGATGACTTATTCTCAGGCCAAGCTGGTGACATGTATAAACTATCCTCAAGTATTATTCAACACTTTCAAGGGCAAGGCACTGTTGGACCTGCGGCAATGAAGGATATCTTTCGGGAGGATATCACGGTGAGGCATAGAGATAATGAGAGATTAAATAAGTGGTTAGATGCTGGAGCACAGGAACCTTTTGAAGCATCACCGACGCGCGAGACAAAGTTACCAATACCACAAACCCCACCAGGCTTACAGGAAGCCAAACAAGTTCTTGAGGCCGCAAAAGAATTGGAAACAAAATACGCCGAACTGTCCAAACAACAGGATGAACGGTACCATGAATTAGTATCTGAGCTGAAAACACAGCGAAACAGGCAGAGGTATCTGTTGAATCTCTTGGAAACAGGGACAATTACAGAGGAGCAAAAACAACAACTCCAACAAGCAAAGACAGATGAACAAGAGTTGGTAAACAACATTAACCAGTTTAAACAGCGGGTTAGGCAAGAACAAAGCAAAATCACAACTAAATATAAGGAGTTGTCCCGGCAAGCTGCACAAACTAGCAAGCAACAGGAACAAAAAATTCAACAAGTACAACAGACAGTTACGAGGCAAGCTCAACGATTAAAAGAGGTTGAAGATGCCTTGAAGCATGTAGACATTAAGGGCTTAAAACAAATTGCCAAGAAATTTAATGTAACTCTTACAGAAACTGGCACTCGAAGAGATATTATTGAAGCTTTGCTTGGAGTTGGCGTGGTAGTTAGCATTATGGGTATGTTAGCTACCTACTTTAAGCACAAGGGCATTGCACTGAGACAAGCCCAAATCATGGATTATTTGACCCGTGAAACTTCATAACAAAAATAATATTGGTAGAGTAAATTAAAAAAAAACACATGTCTTGTTCAGATCTTCATATTCCATCCACGGAGGAACTATTAAGTGTACTAAATGATGATGTGGTACAAGACCTAGAACAACTCTGGCAAATGTTGCTGGCTGGAGGTAACGGTACTGAAGATATCATGGTCCAGTTAGTAAAGGTTCTTGACCCTTTTGCGCAACTCATGGAAGATGCGGATGATGATGGAAAATATCCGACGATTGAGCAGTGCTTTGCGTGTTTAGATTTCGATGATATGGGTTCCTTGTATGCCTGTGGCTTTACCAGACAACAAGGTGACACGTTGGTTCAGACAGTTGGTGAACTTGTGAATCTGGCAGGGACCTATATGGGTGCAGACTTTGATCAAGCCGCGGCCGATGAGTTTCTGGCTGATCTGAGTGCCGCTGTTACGCAATATTTTGATGAACAAGAGGCTGGGAATAATAACGATGGCGGTAATAATAATGGGGACACGGACGGGGATTCCATGTGGAAGTGGGTCTTGGTGGCCCTGGGTGCGGTTTTGTTGCTAACAGGCGTCATTGTGGGTATTGCTACGCGCAAGTGGGGTTGGACCATTGCTCTGGCACTCATTGGCTTGGCCTTGCTTCTGGTGGGTATTTTTGTGAAGTTTTAGATGGAGCCATGAACTAAGATATAAAGAAAGATTAAGAGACCTAGCAAGATTACAGCAAAGATGACCATAACTAAGCGCGCCATAAACCGGTGGCCTTTAACAATGGGATCAATACCACCGGCAATAGTTAAGATTACAATCCCAGCCACACTAATCCAAAAAATAAGGTCAAAGGTTTGGGTTGAAATTTCAAACGTACCATGATCATCTGGAGCTGGGGGTGGTGGGCAGATACACGGAGTTTCATCCAGGTCTCGCGGGTAGCATTGAGTATCAGGCTTTAGGGTGCAAGTCTTGGTGCCGGCAAAGTAGGCACCTTCCCACTCTTCCTTGAAAGCATCGAGAAAAAAGAAGACCCCCATTTCTTGCTTCTCCGGCTTGATGACAATAGGTAAGCTATCCAAGTCCCTGAGCGACATGAGATCAAAGTCCCAACCATCTGGTTCTTCGGTAGGACCAGTACGATCATTTGGATAGATCCAGATCTCTCCATCTTCATTTACTGGAAATTGATTAATGGGACGGTTAAGAACATAAGGGCCCACCCAGGTAGTATCTTGGTCCCCGGCTTGTAATCTGGCCCAGTAACGTTGGAGATCTTCTGAGACATAAACATTAAGTTGGTAAGGTACAAAGTATTTGATAGCGTCTGGAAATATAAGTTGCACTGCCCACTTGACAGCAGCCCAAGCCAGGGACCCCATAATACCGGCTCCAGTATCCAGGTCCATTACACGTTCCCAAGCACCAGGCAAGTAACTGAAATCGACAGATGTATTTTGCATTTGATTGGTGTTTACTTAATTCCATTTAAAAAAATGTCCGAAAGTCCGATCCTGATGTACTTATACCTTCCTTGGGTGGTGGCCATGGTTCCAGAAGAAGTCAACGCGACTATCACAACACCAGAAGAGCAGGGGCCTCCCGTCTTACTGTTTGGCGCAATTATTGTGGCCGGTTTGTGCCTCTGTGGCGCTCTCGTGAAGTTGGCCAACAGATCAAGCGGAAATATAGCTTAAATAAAACAAAATGTCCATTGAAGTCTATTTTATTCGACATGGTTTATCATGTACTAATTACATCTCAGCTTACAAAGGCCCACATTTACAGTTTGAACGTGTATTTTACAAAGACCCACCGTTAATTCATACTGGTAGATTACACGCTGAGATGGTAGGTCAACTCTGGGCTCCAGATGTAGACGTGGTGTTCAGCAGCACCCTGCGTCGAGCACAAGAGACAGCTCATGCTTTATATCCGCGTCATAAAGTAATTATAGCACCTTTCTTGAAGGAGAAGGCGAGAGGTCCCTCCAATAATCCGTGCAAGCATCTTAGGTGCACATATTGTGATTATAGTTTTGTTCGTTCGGGACGCTTTAAAAAGTTTGCAAACTCTTCAAATATACACAAGTTCTGGACAGTATTTTTGCCTTACTTTCTACAAGGACGCACTAAACCTTTAAAAATTGCGGTGGTTACTCATTCGTTGTTGATGCGCCGGGACCTTGGACGTCAAGGTCTACAACAAAAGCCCCATAACTTAGCCATAGTGAGCCAACATTATCCCGGACCCATTAGGCGTTTGAACAGTTTTAGAGAAGGTAAACGTATTATTTTTGCAGGGATTGATCGGCGAAAATTGAGGTTAGCGGACCTGGATGCTACAAACTGTCAATTCATTACGGCTACCTAAAACACACCAAATACTGGCAACATGACCAGGCCTGCTAGAATTACTATAGGTACCAAAAATACCTTTTTCTTAGGTCCATATGCAATTAAAAAGGCTAAACCAACGAGGAGAACTATACTCAGAGTACTAATAACTTGACCGGCTGTAGACATTCCCACAGCCGGTACAGGTGTAGGATCATCTGGGTCTGGGGTCGGGTCTGGGTCTGGAACAGGGTTATCCGGATTCTGGGGATCGCCTGCTCCATAACATACGCTACCCTTTTGGGATCCATCCAGACATGCACAAGATCCAACGAAGGTATCATTAAACTCTTGAATATTCCATGCATAGTTCGCACCACCACAAAAGTCTTCACACTCTTTACGCGTGTTACAAGTATTGGACATGGTTTTTTTTTATTCATTCATCAACATTATTATGTTTGGCATCAAGGCCGTTCAGTTCATTGAGTTCTTCAATCGTCTTTAAGAGTTCAGCGATCACAATGTGCTCAAAGAGGCGCTGTTCAATTACGCCCGCGCTTTCCTCCAAACAATTGAAGATAAAGTAGAAGACAAAGCTGGGTAGAGTCAAATCATACTTGCGTTCATTGATCTCACATTCAAACCGGACAAAGAATTGGACATCTTGCCGTTGTGTCTTTAAGTCTTTGATCCTGGGATGTTTGAAGTACTTCCACATGCGGTCGTACCCTGGTAGCTTCTTGATCTCCAGTAACTTGACCTCGTTGAACAATGTTTTCAGGGTTCTCTCCCTCCGGGGGTGCTGAATGACTTCGTACATCCTCAGCATCAACTGGGATTCTAAGAGCAAGCGATCAAAGTAAGCAAAGTCTTGCATTTCAAAGGCGCGCAAGATATCATAAGCGATAGCCACTTCATCATCCTCGTGCTTTAGCTCTTCAAAGCCGTACATCAGGTTAACAGGTTCGTCGGGCGCCTTTTGATCTTTACCTTCACCATAAAGTTCCTTGACCTTGGCTTCGGCTTCTTTGAGGTTGGGACACATCATCAGCTCTTCCAGGAACTCCGTACCTTTTTTCGATTCCAGTCCACCTTCAGAGCTCACGCGAGCACATAGATCGCGCAAGACTACCTCATAGATGTGATACAGCATGTTAGCCTTGGGTACGGTGCGCGCAAAGGTGTGACTAATCATACCATTCAGAGCCTTGTTAAAGTCTTGCTGATGACTTGGTGGTGGTTGAATATCTTCCAAGAGCTTCTTGAAGTCGTCAGGTACCGTACCACAGATATCCGACATTTTGCCCACCATGGCCAAGATTACGATCTGGCTCATATTCATCCCGTAATAGCCAAAGTCGGCCAATGAACCCTGGGTAACCTTCTTCATGTTGATGGCCACTTTTTGCCACACGCGGTGATGATCCCGCAGGCAGTTCACAAGTGGATACTGTCCACCTGTGTAGAGCCCCTGTGCAGATCGTTGAAAGTCAATACCACTGTCTTCAATCGCTGCCAAGTGCGAGTCGTCCTTGGCTTCATCCATAAAGAGTGTAAAATCATGGTATCGTTCTTCAAAGACCTCTGTTATCGTATCATTATCCACCCATTCTTTTAGCTCAGGTATTTCGCTGACCAGGTCGCGCACGGAAGTCAGCTGCGCCCACATCTGGAACAATAATAATAATAAAGGTTCAGATGTAATTTTTTTTAATTTGTCAACTTTAACGGGTACTGCCCACGCACTAAACACAGTCCTAATATTCCAAGTTTGAAATACAATCTTGATTAATGTTGTGACACATATCTGATGCAAACTCTCTCAACTCTGTGGCCACTTCCTCAACTTCCATACGCATAGAATATATGGGATAGGGATAATGTTCTAGAAACTTAATTAAATTGTCAATGCGATGTTCACATGCTTGGGCTTTGTAATTGCTATCATATCTGACCGCAGCCTCAATCCCGCTCAGAGCCGCAAATGTCTCATATAACTTAATAATCAAGTGATGTTGTTTAGTCATGGTTTCCAGAGTTTCTTCGAGTTCCAACAAAAGTTCTACGATGCGCACATAGGTTCGGAGCTGTGGATAAACTTGCAGCCTTTCTTCGATGCGCGGATCTTGTTTGATAACAAAGGGGCTTAACATCTTGGCCATCCAATACACACCACCCAGCACAACACTTAACTTAATCCCTTGTAATAGCTTGGTCTTGTTCATTTTTTTTTGTTGTTCTGAGACTTTATTTTTTGGTACTTAAACATAGTATTTACGAAAGTAACCAATCAAGAACTTGAGGATGGGCCGGAAGGAAGACCGAAACCTCTGGGTCTTATACCGTCCGTAATGGTTTACTACGTAGCTTAATCGGTCCAAGCTCCAAAAGGCTATCCTGTATTTTTCCAGGAATGTATTGCGTATACGCACAACCTGATCTTTACCAATGTGTACTCCAGGGTGTTTACGATAAATATAAGGACAACGCTGAGTCCCAGCCATCCTAAAGAAGGCTTTTCTGGTCCTCATAAATAGCTCGGGCGCGGATGGTTGCCACGGTATCTCCTTTAAGTAGTACACCCGCAGTACTAAGCCCCAAAAAACGCGCAACTGTAGGTCATAATCTCCCTGTTCTAACTGGGCGCAGACTGAAGCTTCGTAATCAGCAAAAGGAGTTCTGTGGTCGTGATGTAACATAATGGTCCCCAGTCCTTCCTCGGTTAATTCTCTGGCTGCGGTTTCAGCCAAGGTTTCTCCATCCTTAGGTTTACCCCCAAAATCACACCATTTGCCCGTATTACCATACCGAAGGTGGTGGAAATCACTTTCCTGTCCTAACAGCAAATAAATATTTTGGCTACTAGGATCAATGGTAAAACAAATAACCCCTACTGAAGAAGGTACGTACAAATGAGATTGATGCAAATACTTGCCGTGCACTTCTTTCATCTTTCTATAATTTTTATCTTTTCCCCGCGTTCATTCACACTCAAACGCATATTTACCTTTGCTTTGGTGAAAAAGAGGACTATGAACTTTGGCTATCATAACGCACCACAACATGTACGCCGTGGTCGACCAACGCGAAAGACTAGAAGGCGGAAGGTAGCCACTAAGGCTTCACAACTGAAAAAAAACATGAAGAAAGTTCAGGGTGTTAATATTGCTTCCTTCGAACCACCAAAGCTTGGTTTTTGGACTACACCGAAAGAAATGCCTAAGAAGAAGAACCCTACTACAAGGACACTTGCCAAGTCCAGAAGACCCGCCACAGCCAGGACAGCCGCGACAGCCAGGGCAGCCCCAACTACACCACCCGCTCCCCGCCCGGTGGTTATCCCGCAAGTGACGATCCAAGCCGCTCCAGCATCATCCTTAAGTCGCGTACAGCCTCAGGTGGTGACGGCTGTATCTGTACCCCCGGAACCTACCCCTTCTAATAGCCCGGAACCTGTCTCGGATGAATTCCAACAACAAAAACTGTCAGAGTTAGAACTCAAACTTAATCGTTTGGAGCAACGTGCCTACAAGTTAGAGTTATTGACACGGGAACATACCAAGCAAGTTGGTCAAATTCTGGTTGATGCTCAGAAATCCGACAGCCAAACATCCGCGGCCATGACGGTCTATGCTACCGCCTTACAGGATGTAACATGTTACTTGCATGCAAATAGTAAGAAACCTTACGATCATGTGATTCAAAAGGGAGAAAGGGTTTTATTGATTTATCCGTATGCGGATGTGGATGGTGGTTTATGGGTCAAAACGCGGCAAGTATTTGAGAACGGTAGCTTGGTGGAGCTCTGGGTCCCTTTCTTTGTCAAGCAAACCCGGACCACCAACTTTGGAGACTTCCGGTTAACATCTTAAGAGCTTTCACGCCAGCGCTTACCACAAGTAGTACAGAGGCAAAAGATCGTCATCCCTTCGTCGGCGCTCCGAGTTTGTCGGCCAGTCCATTGAACTTCACTCTTCCCTTTGCATGTGTTGCAAAGAATCGTTTTGTAAGAAGTATCTCCAAATCTTACATTAAGTAAATCATTGTACTCTTTCATCTCGCTCTGCCATTTGAGGATCTTTTCCTGTTTTTGATTGCTGATTAAAGCCTCGTTGTTTAAGTTCACCATCTCTTCAAAGGTGTAGCGTTCCAACAGGTAATCTCCATTAATTTTTAGGTTGTACAAGAGTTGCTGGTACTTGTATTGCCAAGCCCGAGAATTGGGTGTAAACTTGACAGAGATGGCCTCCCGAAGCATATCATCGTACCACATTTATATTCTTAGATATAAACAAAAAATAACATGTGGAAGTATCCAATATATGGTATCAGCATTCGGAAAGATCGTAAAGAAAGATTCTTGAAACGACTAGGAACTCTGCGTAAATATGTTAAAGGTATACACGGTGTGAATGGGATAACCCTTAAACCGCGTCAAGGTTGTGCTCCCGGTTGCAAGTTACGGCGCGGACAAATCGGTTGCTTCTTTTCGCATCGTCAAATCTGGCGTCGTATGCTTGCGGCTAATCATCCTATAGCGTGTGTATTTGAAGATGATGTTACGTTTTATGCACACTTTCCACAACGAGTAATTCAAGCTATTAAGTACCTGAACCGCCATCAGCCTAAATGGGATGTCCTGTACCTAGGCCGTAATTACAAGAAACGTAAGAATCTGAAAAAGGTTGGGCCGGGTCTAGTTGTCCCAGGTTATTCTTGGGGCATGTTTGCGTATATTATCAGCCATCGTGGTGCGCGTAAATTGTTGAAACATAAACACACCCAACAGTTACGCGTACCTTGCGATGTTCTCTTGGCAAACCTGGGGTTGCAAGGTTATCTTAATAACTTTGCATTATTTCCGTGTGCATGCGGCTACTTAACCTTAGGTTCCGATACTAACAGGATTCGCTGACTTACCCTTCATTTTTTGTAAATGCTTGTAGAGTTCATTGTGATGTTGACCAAGGCTCATAATTTTACGCATGTGATGTGCTTGTTGTTTGTTCTTGAGCCGGTCCCTGAATTTGCGCTTCAATTCTTCCCGACGATCTGGTAGTGGTGATGACTGTTGCAACTTTTGTTTCTCTATTTTTTTTCTCTCTTTAAGTCGCTGTTGGTAGCGCTTCTTTTTTAACCGCTTCTTCAACTTCTTTACTTCTTCAGGTGTCATGTCTGGTGGGGGTGGAGCTATATCTGCCATCTCTCTCTCTCTCTCTCTCTCTTTCTTTGTTGGGGGGTTGTTTAAATAAATTTGCTTGTTTTATTAGAACGCAAAGCTTTGATAGCGTGAAGAGTTATAAGGTGCCGGTGCCGGCTGGGGTTGACTTGGGCGCGGTTGTGGTGGTCCAAAGCCTGGCCCTGGAGTTGCTTGCGGGGGTCTGGCTGCGTAGCTAGCATTGGGAGGGTTTTGGTAAAATCCAGTGGGAGCTTGGGTGGGTGGTGGCCCGCGTTGTTGAAACCCTCCCTGTTGAAACCCTCCCTGTTGTTGGTGATAGCTTTGCGGCTGCTGTGGACCATGATAATGATGCTGTGGAGGGCCTTGAGGTATATACTGGCCTTGCTGCGGTGGGCCCTGAGGCATGTACTGGCCTTGCTGTGAAGGGCCTTGAGGCATATACTGGCCTTGCTGTGGAGGGCCTTGAGGCATATACTGGCCTTGTTGTGGATAGCCCTGAGGCATATACTGGCCTTGGGGCGGGTACTGGACTTGCTGTGGATGATACTGTTGTGTAGGAAAGGGTGGTGGGATCGGCCCTTGGTAATTGGGCGGCAACACGACTTGAGTAGGTTCATCGTCACGGGGTTGTTGTCTAACGCGGCGCCGTGAAGTTCTAGGTGGTGGTGATACATCTCGATGCGCATACTTCTTGCGGTTCCTGGTGCTTCGGTTGTTAGTACTTTGCTGACGCCTACTCATATTCTCTTTGTTTTTTGTCTTGTTTGTTAGGTTTATTTTGGTCACAGACAGATTAAACGCACTCTTAGTTTTCTGTCTTGGTTTCTTCCTCATCCTCCTCCTCCTCCATCTCCACATCACTTTCAGTTTCTGGATCTGGATCTTCGTCTTCCTGTGCAGAGGGCTGATATTCCACATCTTCTTCCATGTCCACAATAACGTCATCTGCCTCATCATCTTCGGTATCAGAATCCGCCTCATACTCAGAGTCTGTGTGATCATCTTCTACTTCTTCTTCGGGCACGTAACGAACGGGGGCTCTACGTCTCCGGCGCCCGCTAATAATGTTGGACACATCCACGTCGGCGCGCTTGCTAACAAGTTTGTCATCGGCTTCATTGATTTCATCCACCACAAAACCACCGTCGGATACATACCATTCCGTAGGATCCGGTTCACTTTCATTGTCCGTCTCTTCCAAGTTAATAACGGCTGGAGTCACAGGTTCCTCAACTTGCTCAACTTGCGGATCCATACTCATTTTTTTTCATTGAAAACCAACATTTTTTGACTCAATTAAACGCGCATAAAAGTTCCGAATATGCAGTTCATCAAGTTCCCCAAGATCACTCCAAGCTATAGCACACGTTTTCAGACCGAAATCGCGCCATTTACGGCCCAGGAGGGAGATTGGGTCGTCCTGGAAAAAGTGCACGGAAGTAACGCCAGCTTTGCTTGTGATGGTAAAGAAGTTAAGTTGGGCAAGCGGCGATCGTTTGTTAAAGACTTTAAACAGTTTTACCGCAGTGCAGATTTCCTGGAAACACACAAGGACCGCGTCCTCGGGCTCTGGGCTGACTTAAAGGACGCCGAGCACGTGGTAATCTTTGGTGAATTGTTTGGTGGTCACTATGGAGACTTGAAATCTTCGGTGGTTCGGGTTCAACGTGAAGTGGATTACTGCCCTCAGCATGTCTTCTATGCGTTTGATATCTGGGTGGATGGTGAGTTCCTAAACCATGATACCTGCTGTGCACTCTGGCGTAAGCATGGGTTTTTTACGCGGAACCTTTGTTTCAAGGGTCTTACGAGGACGCCGTCAAATTTTCCGCAGCCTGCAACGCGGAACCAACCACGATTCCCGTCAGGCTCGGCTTGACCCCACTGGGCCCGGATAATATCCGTGAAGGCAACGTCATTAAGCCCAATACAGCCTTGTTTACCGAACACAAAGACCGAATTATCCTGAAGGATAAGAACACAAAGTTCCGGGAAACCAAACAACGTGCTCCCAAGAACAAACAAGCCAAAGAAAAGGTTCAGGCTCCGGAAGTTGCCCGGGCCATGGTAACGGAACAACGCTTGACCAACGTCATCAGTGGCCTGGGTACTGTCACCAACAAAGACATTGGCCGAGTCCTTAATCTCTTCAAGGAGGATGTCATAACCGAATATGAAGGTGAACTTAGCGCTGCGGAAATCCGGGCCCTGATGCCGGCCCTCCGAACCTTGGTCTTGGCCAGGCTCTCGTAATTGTTCCACTTTCCACTGCAAGATGTTTCGACAATACAAACTCTGGGATGTGAAGCGCCAGTACAAGAAAAAAAGCTAATTTTGCAGGTTCTCGACTTGAACCAGGGATCTTTAGCTTATGATCTTGAGTTTCCTAAAATGGTTTATCCTGGATTTTTATTTTTGGCAAACTTTCTATTTCTAAAGACTTTTTTAAAAAAACCTTACCTGTATGTAGTATGAAGCTTAGACATTTCCAGCAAAATTAATAGTCACTAGCGTACCTGTTGCAATAAAAGCGGGGTTAGGAGTTACAACAGTTATCTCTCCAGTCGCCGCAGAGTAATGAAACCGTACTTCTGAATAGCCAACACTAGGTGGCGCTCCCATGAATGTAGTTGTGAATTCAACATCATGAATTGGACGAAAATCAACTGGAAGTGTAGCAACAACAGCTCCTGGGTCCACATATGATGCTGGATCTACAATTACAAGTGGAATGGATGCATAAACAGTCCCAGCCAGCCGAACAATCTGACCTGTTGATCCTGGTACAAGACCAAAAGCAGGTCCTGGAACAATGGTACTTGTTGTTAGTGCACTTATGGGATTCCCATCAACGATTAAATTGTTGGTGACTAAGTTATTAAATCGCCCATTACAAGCACGGACGTATTTATGAATAGATTGTTTACATTCTTGCGGGTTGGACATAGTAATTGATTATGAGTATGTATATTTTTTTGTTTATTATAGAAACATTTTCGCAACCACGCAACCACATACCAAGTGCCAACGACCACATGAACAGATGGAACCCATTTGAATAAGTTGAAACTATATATATAAAAACAACCCATGAATAATCTATGGATCCTTTTACTATTTGTAGTAGGCTTTGCCGTAGAGCGAGTGTTTCATTTTACGGACTCTGGAGGTAGCATTATTATTAGAATAGGTGACTTCTGTTTACATTTACATCATTGGATGTGGCTCTTACCTATAGTCGTTATCTTAACCGTCCTGGTGGCCATCTTACAGCTGCGAAGTGATCGCAAAGCCCAGATAGCAGCCTCAACATTAATCCTTGTGGATGCATACTGTCTCGGGTACCTAGTTACAGGCTTTTGTTATGATGATTTTCATGACTTTACATGTAACTAAAACAACATCTTTATTCCTAGTCGATTCGTAGACGGCGAGCGGATTTGGACTTGAGTGCACACGTATCACAGATAATGATTACTAGGATACCCTGCGAGACATGTGGGATGTGGTACCCCAAGAACTGGGACACCTGCCCGCATATTCAACGCTGCGCCAGGTGTTTACGTATTCATGATGTACGCTTGGGTTGCCAGTGTGATCAGTGTGGCGCTAGACCTGGTCGAAAGTGCTGTAGCCGCTGCAGAGAAGTCTGGTACTGTGATAGAGATTGTCAGAAGTATGCGTGGCCTAAGCACCGAGATGTCTGCCACCCTCGTGGCCTAATTGGTTAGGGCGTTCGGCTTTTAACCGAAGGGCTGCGGGTTCAAGTCCCGTCGAGGGTATTCTTTTTTTTAACCAGAGTGAAGTTGTGGTGCAGTGTCCAAGACATAATATTGAAGCGCCCGCTTAAACCTTGGGTATCTAGCATTAATCACTCGTCCAAAGCGGTTGTCCGGTATCTGAGCCTTACCAAACTCGCGCCATGTATCTTTTATCATTTGCATTAATTTTTTACTAAATTTGACAATACAAGGACAATCCCATTTTGCTCTAGTTTTTCTCATCACTTTGTTGTTGCTGACCATAGGCCACGCTGAGTAAGGCCTGGACCATTTTTGGAAATATAATTGTAGGTAAGCAAGACCCAATATTAGCCACTGCGTTGTTTGCTTGGGTTCTTTACGGCGCAATATTTTAAAAGATCGTTTGAGATCGCGCCAGCGCGCTTGCCACTGATCCCACGGGGTCCAGTAACTCAGGACTAGGTAGGCTGGTAGGTCGCTCAATTCCTTGCGTAAGATGCGAAGAGTTAGAGACATCTATTTTGATCTAAACTTAACAATTGCCGGAGGAACGATTTTAAGATATACGTTCATATTTTAACAGCGTGACACATTCAGAACCATTCAAATAAAAAAAATGCTGCGTTTAGGTTTAATTGGTCTTGGTGCACACATGTGTGACAAACTATTACCAGTCCTTCAAGGCATGTCTGATGTAAGCCTAGAGTATGGTTGTTGTCGCAGCCAAGATATTCTAGAAGTACGGCAAAAACAATATGGTTTTAAGAACATTACCACCGAGTGGAAGCAGGTCCTGCCAAACGTTGATGCCTGAAAAGGACTGTATATATAAGGGTAACACATCCGCGTCAGTCTAAAAATGCTCGGACCCTCTCTTCAGGACCCTCGAGGTTCCAAGTAGCCATGAACATAAACTTGTCCATACACTCTCCCTGACCTTGGCAATTCGACAGACAGGGCTTTGTCAGCCAAGCATGGGAGACTTTGCGCGGCGCCATTATCATCAATCACCCGCAAGTCTTGACCTCCAGTAACATTACACGATGTAATCACATCAAAAGTAGCTGCGGGAATCCTAACGCGGCTTTTGTTCTCTACAATATCAAGGATAGCTGTAAGGTAAGCTTGCGTCTCTCCCTCTACCAAGGCCACCAAAGCGGCATTGCGATTATAGTCAGTTAAACAGGTTGTTAAGGAGGGTGGACCTTCCATTTTGGTAAGTATGGACTGATAATTGTTCATTAAATCAATTTGTACGCACAGGCTTTAGTTAACTAGATATTTGAAAGATTCATAAATTCTTTTGAGTTTAATTGCATAAAACGCACCACTTATCACTTACATACACACACAAATATGAAGTAAATCAAATTTATTCCAGGTACATTAAGACAAGTTCTGAGAGCGGTTGGTAGAGTGGAAGCATTTCCAACAATCCTTTCCGCGAAATCTTGACATCCAACCACCATGTCCATTCATAGCGGCGACGTTCATAGTCAGTCCATTCCGTGTAGTACGTTCGAGGCACTCGTGGATCGCTTACTATCTTGGGTACAATCCGAGCCGTCAAAAAAATGTCATCTGCCGATTCCGCCACTACCATGAAGGATTTCACGGCCAGTGGAGGTTCATAGTTCGTTGAAAACCTGACGCGCGCTTTTTTAAAGGAAGCCCGA